GTACTAGATCCGGACGCAGAGACGAGTTCGACGAGTTCGACTGAGACGCTCCCGATCGTTGCGCACCAGGGCGGCCTCGAACTCCTGGATGCGAAATGGGAGCTGAACTCAGGTCGCACAGTCAAGTTTCGCCTGGTTGGCACGGACGATACGCCGATGATCCTGCATCCGTTTGCTCAATTTGTCAGGCGCCGCGGTAACCGAGTGGGCACCAGGTTCCATACTGCGATCACCAGGGTCGGTGACGACGATGTTTTCTACCAGGGTGAGCTGATGCTGGCTGGAGGCGGTAATCCTTTGGGGCAGGGCATGTGGGTCAGGTTCTGGATGGATGAGGAGGACGCGAGCCACCCGTTCGCAGGCTGCGCCGGCAGGCAGCGCAATGAACCAGGCGACCTGTTCATGGCTGTGTTCGTCGAGCTGGACTCAGACGACGAGCCAATCAACCAGGAGAAGCGAGCAAGGGCAGAGCAAGCCAATGGTGCCGGCAAGGGAGGGCCGCTGGCGCGGTGGGCCGCAATGAGGAGCCACGACAACCTGTTCCTGCAATACCTGAGCGAACAGGTGCCGCTACCAGACAAAAAGCTGAGATCAGCCGCATGGTGGGATCATGGCGACCATGTTGCCAGGTGGATCCGCTGGATCTGCGGCATCGAATCAAGGGCTGATCTCGACAACAATCCAAAGGCGGGAGAGGTATTTCATGAACGAATCAGGCGACCGTACTCCGAATGGCGGTCAACCACAGAAGATTAGCGTCACCAGGCACGAGAAGAATTTGCGAGAGCTGCGTTGTGCTGTAGCGATGTCAAGATTCATAACTTTGCACCATTGTCATGCTGGCTCGATGAGAGACCTTGGTCCGGAGTTTCGCGGCCCAGGCATGGGCGAGAAGAACAATCCGTTCTTACAGATACCGCTTGAGTTCAAATACCATGTTGGTCATCTTGGCATCGATTCTGGATACGGAGTGCAAAGTTGGGAGTTGGAATTTGGAACGCAGATGAAACACCTTCAGTGGGTAAACGATCAACTTTCTTACGATATTTTTGAGCAGGCAAAGTTATGGAGCAGGGAGAATTGGAAGTCATCGGTTCCGGTAGTAAACCATCTGGATTGAGACTGGAGTTACCGTGGCCGCCGACCGCGAATCATTACACTGGCTACCGGGTTGCTGGCAGGGCGCCGAAGCAATTCGTCCAGGCGTATCCGACATCTCAGGCCAAGGAATTTCATCGTAACGTCCAGTCCATTGTGATGCGGGACAAGGCGGCCATGAATTGGAGCTGCCCTCTGGTGATGCGTATGTGGACCTTCCCGCCTGACCGCAGGAAGCGGGACACGTCGAATCTGTTCAAGATGCTGGAGGATGCGCTGCAAAAAGCCGGCGTATTTATGGATGACTACCAGATCGTGGAGCATCACGTCTGGCGAACGAGCAACATCGTTACTGACGGCATGGTGGTTGTCGAGCTGGAGCCGACTGTGCTAATGTAACGCCATGGATAGGAAGCCCGGCGACTGAACCCCTGGCGACCCGGAACTACGAAATCCTATCAGGCTCCGTGACTGTACCCGCATTCCCGATAGCCTATTCTGGCTGAAAGAGTTCCGGTCGCTTTATTCGAGAAGGGCCCTCATTGCGAGGGCCCTTTTTTAGCTGAACTGGGCGATTGCCCTGGAGATTCTGGCTCGCGGAGCCATGTATTCCTTGGCGATCGGGATCCAGTGATCGACGTATTTGTGACCTTCGTCGATTTGATCGTCTGTCGCGTTCTCGAATAGCTCGTCGTATCCTTGTTCCGGGACGAGCTGTTGGTTCCTCGTGCATCCCAGGATCGAGTGAAGGCGCGAGTCGGCCATGCAGCCTATGTAGGAATGATTGCAGCTTCCGTACACCTTGCGCGAATAATTAAGGACTAGCCTTATCTCTTTGATTTCCTGCTTCCTATTCATCGTCTTCTCCTAAATCGTCGATGATGTCCTGGAGCTGGAGCTTATGGTCGTCCCGCTCCTCCTCTTTGTCCGACCAGAGTGCCGGGTCACGGTGCTGTCGCACATGCTGGCGGATCAGGTCTGTCATTACCTTCGGTTCCAGCGCGTCTAGCTCCCAGCTCTCGTCACCGTACTGGGCGGCGTAGCCGGCGAATCTGCTGTCGGTTATCTTGGCAGGATTCGGCGGCGGATTAAATTCTTCTACCTGATCCATGTTCAGCGCCAGGCGTTCTACCGTGACGTTTTCTACATACTCATCATCTTCCAAGAACATATCCAAACGGTCCTGGTTGTCGCGAGTCATGTCGATGCCAGATGGGTCGTGATCTCCAAAATGGAGAATGACAGTGGTCTGGCTTTTCTCGTGTCCGTAGTACTGTGCGCGACGATAGGCTCTCCACTGTTCCGACTGCGAAACGTAGCCGCGGCAAGCGAAGTAGGGCACGTCCATTTCGTCGCAGACATTTGCGATGACGCCTGACAGGGCTTCCTTTTCAATCCACACCTCGACACGCTCAGGCTGGTTCGCCCACATATCAATCTCGTAGGTGTCGAGCGCATCCTGGACGGCTTGACGTGGGCCGGTGTAGTGGTAGTTCGACTTCACGTTCCTGGTGCGGTCCTCGATCGCGCTCCAGTCCACCATGCCGGCAAGCCTGGCATCGTTGATGATCGAGCCCAGACGCTTGTAGGACTGCTGCGTGTTCGGCAGCCACCCTCTGGCGACGAACTGGTAGTAGAGCTGCCGCAGCGTCAGGAGGAAGCCCTGAGAGCGGTACTCGTCGATGATTTCGTTTGCCAGCCTGATGATGACCAACGACTCGTCTTTGAAATTCTTGTTGATGAATGTTTGTTTCATTTCGGCACCCCTTTTCGGGTTTGTGCCAATCTTTCTTCGTCAGCCTGTTTTCGAAGTTCTTTACATCGGTCGCACTTACAGTCAGTTGCACAACCATAAGTACCAAACATTCGAGTGTCTTCGAGTGCCTTTCGGCCAGTGTCGTTGATCCGGTCGTCTCTGTGACCTGGATATGCTTTGCACTCGCCTGCTGCGTTATTAGCGAGGCCGCGAACGAACAACGCCGCTCGCGAGCTAGGGGCACCATAACCAATGCCTGGATACAGACTGCCATTCTCGCGGTTTGATGCGGCTGCTAATTGTTTCAGCATGCTGTCAGTGAGTTTGTGTTCAGTCCAAGTTCTGCTCATGAGACGCTCTCCCTTGCTTTGGCTAACCAGGTCTTGGCTGCCTTTGTGGATCCTTTCCGTCTGGCGATACCGCCGAACGAACGCAGTCCTTTCTTCAAGGCGACTCCGGCTGGGCGCATGTACTGAGCTTCCGATTCCGGAATTGATAAGTGGACCAAGCCCCTGCCCTTGATCATGACGATGTGCAGGCGCTTGCGTGACTCGATGACCAGGCAAGTCTTTTGCCCGATGTTCGAGGGGTCGTAGTAGACGATTGAGGTTTCCATTGACCGCTCCAAAGCTGTACCCGAATGATCATTATAACATTTTGACAACAGCGTTGCAGAACGACATGGTGACAATCGGACAATCTTGGGGCTGGAGCCCTTTGATGGTGTAGTCGATTTGGCCTGAAAATTTATTTTTCGCATGATTTTGGTCGGTGGTAAAAGAGGTATTTAGTCTGATTCATAGTGCACCATGTTTTGCCTTATCTATTATTTCTGTGAACCAATAATGAGGTGTGTATGCATCTCCAGATAGCCTCCATAGAACCTCAGATATAAGATGAACCTTTGTGTGGTCTTCTGCTTGAACTCGTTTCAATTTTTGCTTCGCGTAGCCACCGGGGTAATCGGTGGAGTATTCGCTTAGATAGGCTTTAGCTATCTCAATGGCAACCGGCCAAATTAGGTCAAAGGCTTCTAAGTGCTTGGGCGTGTGTTTTGTCATCATGATTGCACCTCACAAGGGGCCCGAAGGCCCCTTCTGGTGCGGGTACACCGGAGTTAGGCAGCAACCTTCTCTGCCTGGACGAACCTGTTCCATTGAACCTGGTTCAGGTCGATGATGTTGGCACCGACATTCTCCAGTTCACAGGCGCGTTCGTAGGAGGTCTCGTTCTTGTTCGCAATCTGGGTGATGGCAGATGCCAAGCCCCACTGCGAATAGTCACGATCCTCGATGAACGTAGTGAGGATGCCCTCTTTCTCGTCCTCACGCAGATCCAGCTCCTTTACAGCGAAGTCAACAGCATTGACCGGGCTCTGCACGTCACCAGTCAGCGTCGTGGCTCTGAGCCGATCTACCATCTTCTGAGCGAACTCAGGATTGGCCATCGATGCCATGACATCAGACACCTGGCTGATGATCGCCTTGTCCTCCAGCTCGCGGGACTTGTCCGAGATAACCTCGAAGTCAACGCCCTCGATCAGCCGGCCACCGAGATGGGTGCGCTTGAAGCTGAACGCTTCGACGCGACCAAACACGCAGCCGTTGAGGCAGTAGCCATCGTAGAAGAAGCCTTCGATGGCCAGAGTGCCGCTGCCGGTCTCTGAGTTGGACATACGGAATCCAGGACGGATGATCCTGGGCGAGCCATCCTTGGTACGAGAGGTGACTTCGTGCGCCAGCTCGTCGCCAGTGAACAGGACCTTCATGTGCATCTTGTTCTCACCGACATTGGTGCTGAGCAGTTGGGTCTCCAACTCGCCCTTGACGATCGCCGGAAGCGTCTGCTCCAGGACATCGTTGTTGTCCAGTCGCAGGTAGCGATCGGACAGGAAGGCGCGAAGGGTGCCATCCAAGGTGCGGAACAGGCGTGATGCCGGCTCACGCTCGAACAGAGCGTTGACCTGGTGGATGACGAGATCACGGTGATCAGTCAGCAGTCGAAAGTAGTAGCGACTGGGGATGTTCAGGCGAGCTGCGATCTGCTTGTGTGCGTGTTCCGATACAGCGAAACGCTCAAGCTCAGCAGCACCATCCTTCAACATCACAACGGCAACGCCGCCAGGAAAACCTTCAGCGTCCGTATCGACCATACGTGCATTGTCTTCGGTCGAGGTCGTGAAGTCTCTCTTGACAGAGTTTTGCCGCTGGACTTCCGTGAGTAATGCTTCGAGTGACATTCCAGCTTTCATGATTCAATCCTCCTATATGGATTGTGGTGCGACATTGCACCCAGAGGGGCACTCGTGAGAATGCCCTACTGGCTACGATGAGCTGAGATTTTTGGCTTCGATCCGGATGGCTGTGCCGAGCTGTACAAGTTCGTCGTGAATGGATTGCAGGCGGTCTTGGTGCGCCCAAAGATCGAATGCCTGCTCGTTGACGCCACCGCTTGTTGAGAGGTCTCGAAGCTCTACCGATTCTTCGGCAATGGCTGAGATCAGTTCGTGGTTCCTCATGATTTGCTCCGTTGCTGCTGTACCCAGGACCGATTATGCACGATGACCACATGATTGCAAGCTCTCATTTGACAATAAAAAGGGCCCCGAAGGGCCCTTGGTGGAGAAAAGTGGGGCTTAATAGCGCAAAAGCCTGAGCGGTTTACCGTTTTGATAGATCGTCACGCTCCTGCGGAAATCGATCATCCAGGCACGAGCCGCAGCGAATACTAGGCCGATGTGCGCGTATTCAGGTCCTTCACCATTCACTGTGAACATCTTCGTCATCCTCTGAAGGCCGCGTGTATCCTAAGTTGTCGCGAACTTCACGGACGGTGGCCTTGATCCCGCCGCGCTGATAGACAACATATACGCAAGCGGCGATGTCGAGTGTGACGTAGATCACAAGTATCCAAAAGAGAATTTCCATGTCTTGCTCCTTGACTGACTGTACCCAGATGAGACAATACGCGTCTGACTACGGGATTGCAAGGACTACGATCATCAAAGTAATCAGGGGCGTTGTGATTACAAACACAATGTCATTCAGAGTGCCAGCCGAGGAGTTCGGGAAGCGTGACTTTGGGATGACTCGGTTGGAGACGGCCACGAAGCTGATCGATGAGTTTCTTGGCATCAAAGTGGAGGGCATCTCGACCATGCAGGTGATCCCCTTGGGCGACCTGTGTGAGATTCGATTGCGATCGGAATGAGAAGCGTGAAAGTTTACCGGCCTTGCGAGTATCATAAGACCTACCCGACACATCCTCGGTGGGCCGGCTGCGGCTGCCGGGAAACAATGGAGCATGTGTGTGAGCGCCCCAGCAGAAGTGATCCAGGTAGAACCACGCAACACCAGAGGCTGGCCACGAACTAAATTGCAACTGGACTTCGCGATAAACGTGGTCCAACACGCAATGAAGCCGTATCCAGCAATGATCGATGCCGGGTACTCCAAAACCACATCGAAGATAAAATCCCACAAGTTGGCGGCCAATCTGCGTCCGTTCCTGGCGTTTCTTCAAGAGAAGAAGAATGAAGTGGCCGCGGCCCAGTACGATGTGACGACGACCAGGATCTTGCATGAGATGGCAGCGATCGGCTTTCAGAATGTCAAGGACTATGTTCGAGTCGTGAAGGTGAACGGTGGCATACGCCTGATCGGCAGGCCAGTGAACGAGCTGACCAATCCGCAGGCCCTCGCTGTGGACTCCTGGACGACCGAGGAGATCGAGACCGAGGACGGCAAGGAGCTGGATTACAGGTACGTTTTGCATGACAAACACAGCGCCTTGGTCAATCTGGGTCGCCACCTGGGGATGTTCTCCGAGAAGCTGATGCTGGATCTGAACATGCGCCAGAGCCAGGCTCGGTCGCTGGACTTCAGCTCTATGCCACAGGATGAGCTGGAAGCTGTCATACAGACGCTGGAGGCGATCCAGAAGAAGGCAGCCAGGGCCAGGGCAATTGAAGGCGAATCTCACGAGATCACTTGAGATCGCTGTTCTGTTATCGTAGTATCTATATAGGAGGGTACAGTCGTGAAAACACTCAAAATTGTTGTGGCTATCATCGTGTTTCTGGCGTTGCTGGTTTTCTTTGTTATATTGCCGGCAATTACCGGCTTTCAGGGCGGACACGTATAGGCAGCCATGAGCAAGATGTCACAATGGTTGGCGGTCGCATTTTCGACCTGGTTTACCTGGCTCATTTACACATCGGGAACGCCGTTCGGCACTGAGGCTCAGAACGATCTGGTGCACTGGATCGTCTACGGGCTGTTCCTGCTTTCGTTTTATTCATTCCGCATGGACGACTTCACGCTGGCGCAGTTTAGGCCGAAGTCTCATTGGCTGAAAGCCGGCGCGGACATCAACATCCTTGCCCAGATCTTTCTGCTGGTGGTTACCGATCACTGGCTGTTGGGATTGGCGCGAGGTCTATCGGAGGTTATTGCTCGTGGCAACTGTAATGCAGCGTTTCATAGAGTCAGCGAAGAAACTCGTCGGCTGGCCAAACAAGTCGGATCTGACTTATCTCGTCAGTGACGATGGCACATGCATTGTTTGTCTAAAATGTAGTCGTCGCTCGTATAGCAGGAAGGACATCGATGAAAAGTTCTGCGGGTTCTGCGGTTTCCACAAGACGCCCGACGCCGAAGGAAGCGCATGATCGATGGATAGCGTGGCGCCGCAAACGAGTCGAGGAAAACTTTCCCGATGTTTGCACTTGCTATCTGACTACGCCGTTCGCGAAGCAGGGATCGTGTAAGAAATGTGAGATGTGTCCTGGTTGCGAACAGCACATCAAGAACGAATGCCGGCAGGCACACGAAGCGAAGTGTCGAGCCTTAAAGGATGTATTATAAGATGCTTCGGGACAGCGATTACAAATTACTGGGAGAGCCTGATCATGTCACTTAAAATCGATTGCGGCGACGTGGAACTGTCGGTGAACATTGTGTTCGGCATGACCTATCGGGGGGTGCCGGCCAACGATGATGAACGTAAGCAGCGAAACGCCATGATGGAAAAGGTTATGGCGATGAAACCAGAATTTGAGGCATCGACGATGAAAGAATTTGCCGATGCGATTGGTTATGACGCGGAAACCATCGAGCGAAAGGTCACAACTAGAGATGTGAAGTTTGCCGAGGATCGCGAAGCCGAGAAGCAAGGACGCGCTGAGAAGTCAGCGCAACGTGCTGGCCTTCCGAAGCCGACGCCGCCACCGTCGATTGTCCATGGGCTGGATAAGCCAACCGAGGAGTCGAAAGAAAGTGCGTAGTAGAATCATACTGCCTGATAAAGATGGTGTAGCGAGCCTGGAAATTAAGCGCATGGAGAGGGAACTCGACAAGAACAAGCCAGAGCCCAAGGTGGATGGCTACTTTCCTGTTCAGGCGAAACGTGATGCTATGCGGCAACTGCAAAACGCCCTGAAAGGAATCGAGAAAGGTACTGTGTCTGCAATGTGTTTGGTTGTGATTCATCCAACAGGTTCGCACTCGTCGATGGTTGCGGCCAGTATTTGCTGCAACGACTTTGAGTTCGGGAAACTTGCCGATGTAACGCTAATGGCATTAGAGTCTCGTGACCCAGATCCTGGAGATCCAGATGACGAAGCTGGCTAGAGTTGAACTTAGTATCGATATTTTGAAAGCGATTCTTACCGCGAAGGAAAACGACTACGTGTCAACCAACTGTCCGCAGGACATCGAGATTGTCAAGGTCGTGCAATCGGATGAGGATCAGTCGAACCATCGGATCCAAATCATCATGGAGAGCCAGGAGGCAGATTGGGAGGATGTCAGCGAGGACGATATTTTCATGGAGAAGATACCGATGCTGGATCCTTTCACGTACACTGTTGAGCATCCTGACGAGGATGAGTCGCCGCCATCGACTACCGAAGGGTGAGTTATGCCGACCAGCCGATCAGCAAAAGAGATTTGTCGCGAAGATCCGGATTCTATCTCGTGTAAAGTGGCCAAGAAGCGTGAGGCCAGGCGCAAGCGGTACAAGGAACAGTACGGCGACGAAAAGCCAGAAGCGCCTGAAGCGACGAAGCCGGAAGATCGGAAGACCAAAGCACCCAAGCCGGTAACTGAACGTCAGAAGTATCTTGACGAGCAGGAACGAAAAGCGGGGATTTAGCAATGGCCAGTAGAGCGAACAAAGAGGAACGACCACGATCATTCGGCCCACCAATGAGTACGCCGGCACCAGATACTGATCGCGAGAAGGCGCGCAAGCGAAAACTGGAAACCAAAGCATCAGACGCTGAGCGTAAAAAGCTCATCGAGGAACACCGAGAGCGCGGCCAGGAAGAAACCGCCAAGCGTCGTCGCGATCGAAAGACCGAAGCGCCTAAACCGAAACCGGATTACGAAACGGTTCGGCAGCCCGGAGGTGGAACGCCAGCTCAGATTCTGCAAGAGCGCCCTGCGGACGTTGAGAAGGCAATCCAAAGAGCCGAGGGCGTTAAAGTGGAGGAAAAAGAGGAGTAGGACAGTGCGACTTACCAGGAGAGCGTTCTTTCATGGATTGGCGGCAGCCGTGGCGACGGTTGCTATTGCCTCTCGTATGGCTCCAAAGTTTCCGGAGGTGCTTGCTGATGGCACCTGGCGTTACGAGATGGCTACCGATAAATACTACTATGGCATCGATACTGCTGAGCCCTGGAACGTTCAGATCTTCGAGAGAGCTGCCATTTTCGACTCAGATCCATGGACGCCTATCAATCCCAAAGACCTTCTTCGGAAAGCTACGCAGGCATTCAGAAATGTTGAGCGTGGGGCTCGATATGTCGCTCATCAAGTAATCGAGGAGTTCGGCATGAACGATGAGTTCTTCGATGAGCTGGAAGCAGCGCAGATCATCAGCATTAGTCAGGGGGCTTTGTCGATCAATAAAATGGAGCATGGTGCTTTAATGGGCATGCAGGAGATGGACGATACGATTGCTATGCCAGTGATTTATATGTCGAAAGGAGCCATGTTCCAGCATGCTTGAACAGAAGTGGGAGCGCCGTGGTCGTCTCATTGAGGAGCTGGAGACCGGCGAATCGAAATTCCACGGCACGTTCAATGAAGCGAAACGGGAAAGCCACAGACTCCAGATGAAGAACTCGGAGGCATTGGGCCGCGGTGATATGAGAAGAAAGCAATGAGCAAAGAGAACTTCTCGCGCAAACAGTTGCAAGAAGGCTTAAACGCCGTCTTCTTCGTCAGTCATTGGAGTGATTGGCGTAGCGTGTATGGAGACACAGTTGTTCATGAGCCTCGATATGCTTCACCTCCAATGGAAACAGATTGGGGCGCCCAGTTTGTTGGAACGCTTCTCATTATGGCTCCCATTGCTGCATTTGGTTTTTGGCTTTTGAGTCTATGAAAAGACGAGCATTTCTCAAGGCGTTTGTCGGCGCAGTAGCAACGGTAGCGATCGGCATGCGAATGGCGACTGCGATGCCAAGGCTGGATCTCAGTCCATTGGCTGATCCCAACATCGTTGCGATGAAGTTTAAGGTCAACATGGATTCCAGCCTGGACGTTCAGTGGATCGATTACCGAGCCATGTATGGAACGCCGGCATGAACAGACGCGGATTCATTCAGGCTTTCATTGGCGCTGCTGCGATGGCGGTGGTTCCGAAAAACGACGATGGCGTGATGCTGAGAAGCATGAAGCATCCAACTCTGCTACACGATGCCGCGCACCATGACCTGACCGGAGGCTTCAGCCTGGTACAGGCCAAGCCGGAGGGTGCGAGCATTCCGTATGATCCAGGGCTTAGGGCTGAGTTCCCAAAGGCGTTGAAGGAGGGCCTGAACAAAGCCTTCGGTGACGTGTACGAGGAGCTGGAGCCAGACAATATGGAGGAGTTGTGGATCGACATCGATGATTGAGAATAGGACTGGAGCTAAAGGGACAGAGACGATGACGAAGAATATGTTCGCCGGTTACAGATTGGTGCCGGTGAAGCCCAAAGTAAGAATCACACCCAAATGGTACGATTTTCTAAGACGCCTGCATTTGAGGGCTTGGCGTACTGTTGGCATATTGGATCCGGGCAAGCTGTACCTTGACAAGGGCAATCAGGTCATCTATTGCCGCAAGGAAGACATTGAGATGCTGACTCACGTTATGGATCTCGATATTCTCAAGGAGGCGCCGTGATCACTTTCACTAAAAACGTGGACAAGATGTCCGAGGGTGAGCTTCGTGTCGAGCTGAAAGCCACCAGGAAGATCATCGATGACATCTACGAGCTAACGAAGCCAAAGAATCGGCCAGCAACACTTCTCGGTCGTGACAACATCATCAATCAGATTGCCAGATACTGCTATCGGAAGATGCCATGATCATGCCGACCTTGTGCGTGAGCATAATTGCGTTGCTGCTGGGAATTATTGTTGGCTATGCAGTGATGGCGTGGATCACAAGGAAAAGGCTGTGAGCAAACTTGATGTCGATGTCTTAATTGCCCGACAAAATGTAGTTGGCGGATTCAATCGCCTGAAGCGTGTAGCTGAAAAAATCAACGACTGTGCTTGGAAATCGTTTTTTGCTGGAGCGATGAATATGTTCACTAAGCAGATCGATGGCCAACTAGCAGAATTTGGTGTGGAGATGAAGACGGCTAAACCCGGTATCGGCAATATCATCGAGCCGAATACGCCGGCAGACATCTGCGAGGCGGCACTTCAGGACGCCACCAAGGCTATCCTGGATGTAGGTAACATACCCAGACGATTGACCATCGGACCTGATGACGAAAAGTTCTATGGTCAGCAAAAGCTCGCGGATTTGGCGCGAGAGTTCGGCTTGATACTGAGCAAGGACGAAACCTTCGACGACAGTGAATGGACTGTCGATGATCTATTGCCAGGAGACAATCGCAACACTTATTGGAATCCAGGCGTTTAAGAAAGGGAGAACGACCATGAGATACGCAAGTAATTTTAAGCAACCAACGAAAGTGGAACAGGCCCTGATACGCCGAACGGTAAAGGCCCTGGTCAAAAAGTTTGGCAATTGCCGGCAAGCGGCAATACGTTTGGGGCTGGATCCGCACTACCTGAACTCGTTGCGAGTTGGTGACAGAGTTAATCCAGGTGACGCGATTCTTCGCAAGATCGGCCTGCGTCGTGTGACCTACATCGAGGAAGCATGATGAAACGAGTATTTAGCATGACATTGACTCAGGCCGGCAATGTGTCGCGGTTGAATAGAGTCCATCGACTGTACAATGTTGTTGCTCCAAATGCGGTGGTGGCCATCGAAAAAGCGACCCAACAATTCAAGAAAGATGAAATGTGGGCTGCGCCTGTAGTGGTCGAAAAACTCGAACACATCGGTCCAGCCATATGATGAGGTCAGATGGAAGCGCGAGGAGGTGGAGATCCTGGAGTAGCGCCCAGGAGTAACATGGCCTCATGAGACCGGGCCTCATGCAGTGTACGAGATGCCTATATCAATGGTACGATAGGCCAGGAGAATATCGACAACACAATTGTTGCCCCAGGTGCGGGAGCATTTATTGGATCTGGCTCACCTGGGAAGGAAGGGAGAAGCACGATGGAGACACCGTACAGTAAAGCGTGGAACAAATGGATCAAGTCGCTGGAGGGAATCGGCTGCGCAAATGTGGACACACTGACAAAGCCCGACAGTGCAGGGCATCCATTCTTGGAAAACAGGCTCCATCTGGCATTTGCAAATGCCTGGGTCGTTCGTGGTCAGTGGATCGCGGTAGCAGATGAGCTACCAGAGCAGGGCACGATCGTTTGGACGTGCAACATGAAAGTGAGGGAGTTGGTTGATTGTTTCCGTGTTGCCTGGCTTGCCGAACACTCGTGGAGAACTTCAGTCTTTGCCGAGGACCTACCTGAGCCCACTCACTGGCTGCCAATTTCAGATGCACCAACAGGAGGATCATGATGACCACTACCCAAGTAGTCGCGTACACACCGAGCGAGCTGGCTGTTGCACAGAAGACAGTTAGATCGTGGTGCGCAGAGAACATCAGGCGCCTGCTCATGCAAAAGCGTGAGGCCGACGCAAACTATAATCAAGCACGGAGAGGGCACTTCAACTCGAAGCCGTTCAAGGCGCATGTGCGTCGATGCGAACGGCGCATCGAGTATTACCTGAAGATTGGTAGGGCGATCAAACTGGGTTACATGATCGTGCCAAACTTCGATCTTGACTTATTCGCAGTACGCACCGGCCAACGTAAGCCGAGAAAAACGATCAGCACTTACAAGTGGGAGGCATTTGAACAAACCGGCCAGGTCCTTCCAGCAGGCAAAGGAAGGTATGTTGATCCTGTTCCAGTAAGCGGTGGTTACGGCACAAAAATAAAAAGCAATGGAGAGGAACAGGACACTTATTGGCCCACATCATTTGACGAGGAGATCACATTCCCGGTCAACATCATCAAGCCATACGTCATTAAGGAGACGCAACTGGCGCTAGATCGAAAGCTGTTCGACCAGGTTGGCACTGCAATGGGACGCCGGCTCAATAGGTCTGATCCGATCGTGTGTGGCCGGATACTGGATCCAGTTCGCATGGAAAAAGCCGTGACGTTCTTCATCGCCTGGTGGCTCGATCAGGATGACATCTGATGCCTGATATGAAGCAACGCGATCTGAAGAAGTGCAGCGCCTGTGATAAGGGTGTCGCGCACGAGAACATTCCGATCTTCTATGTGTTTCGCATGGACACGATGGGCCTCGATGCTAAAGCAATCCAAAGACAGCATGGCCTGGAAATGAGCATGGGCGAAGCAGCGCCGCTTGCTCAAATCCTTGGGCCAGATCCGGTGATCGCGAAAGAGGTCGATACCAAGGACATCGTGCTTTGCCACTCGTGCATGATGGCTTGCAACGCCGGCATGTTTATCGGAGGAGACTGAAGTGAACAAGCAAACTGAATCGGTACTCGATGAGATTGGGCGCGAGCGTTACCGGCAAGTCGAGGAGGAAGGTTGGACGCTTAACCATGACGACAAACACGAGGGCGGCGAACTTGCATTGGCTAGTGGGTGCTATGCGCTACGTTCTGCGAAGGCATCTATTCACCATGTAGCAACTGGTATTCCACTGTCATGGCCGTGGGCGCGTGGATGGTGGAAGCCGACAACGGATCGACGAAATCTCGTAAAGGCCGGGGCGCTGATCGTTGCTGAGATTGAACGGCTGGATCGTATCGAAGATGGACAGTGAACCCGAATGCCCTGAGTGCGGCGACGAGATGGTAGTTCGCAAGAACAAAGCGACCGGAGAGGAGTTCTGGGGCTGCACGATGTATCCGTATTGCAATGGCACCGTAGCGATCGAGCAGCCAGTGAAGACAGAGTATCCGGCCTGGGCATCGGATCCAGCAAATCAGTGATGGAGATGGGGCTTCAATTATTTATGCTTGGTTTTGGGTGCGGGATGCTAGTCATGCTGCTATTGGACGCTGACCACTACGGGTAGGGGCAGTCATGAGATTTCGAGCCCTAATATATGCAGATGGTCGCGTTGAAAGGGTTGGCGTCGATACCGGAAAGACGACACTAGCTGCTATCAGCGACAAAGCCGGGCTGGTTGTGTTCAAGGTCGCTGGGCATACATGCTGGGTGTCTGGTTTTAATCCGCGCCGATATGTTCCAGCACACTATTCGGTTTATAGATTCACGCCAATCGGAGAGCGAGACGGCGTGAGAGAAATCGAAATGGATGAGCTATTTGGCGACTTGGAATGGCAAACACGACAAAAATCCACTGATGCACGACAACAGGAGCAGAAATGATTCACTTCGTTGCATCGACACCGGAGGAAATGAAAGAGAGCCTGCTTACCGCGGTACGTGGCCGGATTGAGCTGCATGCCAGCCAATCGGAAGCAGCCAGGCAGTGGGGAGTGCCGCAGTCCACGATCAACGAGATCGTCAATGGCAAAGACCGTTGCTCGATCGATTACCTGCTGGACTTGCTGATGATCGACGGCCAGACCATTCGAGTGGAGGTCAAGGACACCACACTATGAACGATAGGGACATAAGGCGATTAGCTGAAGCGGTAGGCTATGAATTTGTAGACGATCCAGATGCTATGACGCTACGAGGCGTACCTGCTGGACTGTTTGGTTCAGATGGTGTTTGGATTTCTCCAAGAGGCGATATGTCAGTTACGCTGGATTTCGATCCAGAGAACGATGCTAACGACGACTATGTGGTGTTGGAGTTCCTGCGCCCTGAGAATTTCAGAAAATCAAAGCCGATTATGGGACCAGAACACGAAAGATGGCGAGACTTTATATTTGAGCTTCGTCTGTTGCAGGCCAAAGAGGGCAGGGAGTCGAGCGCCATCCATGAAGGGCATATGAAAGGCGATTACTCACGCGCCTATCTAAAGCTACTGGACACAGACGAGGACAGGGAGGGGAGAAAATCGTGACGAAGAAAGTATTGGAGTTTAAGCTGAGGGACGGCGACTACTGGACGGCTGACGGTAAGAGAGTTTGTGCCGAGTACACGAGAAAGTATTTCAACGTAGAGAAAACTTTTGACTTGCATGTTTCAACGAGCCCACCGCGGCATGATGAATACTACATTTTAACTCCTCCTGCACTCTATGGGAGGATATGGAAAGCCTTCGATGGACCAGATGCAGGAAAGTCGCCATGGCCCATCTGGCTGGATGGATGGTTTCTTCACCAGTTTGGTCGAAGCAAAATCTATGTATGGGCGATGGGCTGATGGACGAGAGGAAGATCATCGACTACACCGTGATCGTGGCCTGTAATTCTGACTTCTTGGTTGATGAGGTCGTCTTGCACATGGAGCAAGGTTGGCAGCCGCTGGGTGGCATCTGTCTTGCTTACGAGCGCAACATTCACCGGGAGATTGGCCCGAACGACATCAACCTGCCGAATGACTTTGATCATTACGCTCAGGCCCTGGTGAAGTACGAACGGATCATACCGCCACCTTTAGGTTAGAAACAGGTTAGAATGCCGTGGCCGCCCTGGAGGATGACATGCCACTCAAGCAAGGCAGCAGCAAAGAGGTCGTGAGCGGGAACATCAGCGAGCTGGTCCACTCAGGTAGACCACAAAAGCAAGCAGTAGCGATTGCTATGAGCGAGGCCGGCATCGAGAAGAAGTCGCACAAGAAAGGTAACCCGCACGGCAAGAAGGCCGGCAACCCGCATGTTACTGGTTGCCCGGACAGGCCAGCCCACCACCGCAACAAGCACGATATGTGATGGCCAACGAATCAAACAGTCCTCAACAACGCCCGAAGCTGTCGGAGACGGTGCTTTACATTCGGGCGCTTATGCTTGGCAAGGTACTGCATGCGCCCGTACTACGTCCGCATACCTGGGTGTTCCTGCGTCAGCGGGATAACCCAAAGGAGCCAGTGATCCACCTGGGCATTGTCTTCCACACCTGGCCGCGCAAGTTCAACATGCTGCGCTTCACGACAGAGACCGACCAGGGTGAGCCTATCGTCGAGACTGCTCGTTTCACTGCGATGGACAATGGTGCGATAGCGGTGGTCCTGAATAGACGGTGGTGCTGGGACACTCTATTGCACCGCTACAAGGGATTATCAGCGGGGAATTTATGATGTCTCTAATGCTGGTCGAAAAATGCGAATACGTTAGCTTCAAACCTCAACGAGGCTGTATCCCTGAAACGGATATATGGATCCGGCATCTCGAATGTGGGCATAGCCAGCTCCGAACTGAGTCCAGGGCCCATGTGAAGCGAGCCAAGTGCAAGGAGTGTCAATGAGGTGGTCGCGGATGCACTCAGCGTTCAAGAAGCGGTATCCAAGCAACTCACGCAAGCCCAAGCCGAGTTCTATCGGAGAGATCTGAGAGAGTTCGTTGCCGTTGCCTGGCCGGTCGTAGAGCCGAAGCAGTTCAAGAACAACTGGCACCTGGACGCTATCTGTGACCACCTCGCCTATGTCACGTTCGGTGACATTCGCAATTTGATGATCAATATCCCACCGCGGCAGACCAAGAGTCTGACCGCGAGTGTGTTGTGGCCGGTGTGGGAGTGGCTACTGGATCCAGGAGTGCAGTTCCTGTTCGCCTCTTACGCTCAGGAGCTGGCCATCCGAGATGCAGTCAAGTCTCGCCGGCTGATCGAGTCGGCCTGGTTTCGAGAACGGTACGCGGACACGTTCTACCTGGATCCATCGGACAATCGCAAGAATCGCTACGTCAACAATCACGGTGGTCATCGCATCTCAGGCTCGATCCTGGGCAAGGTCACTGGCGAAGGCGGCGATAAGATCATCATCGATGACCCGCACAATATGTCGGACGTGTACTCCGACCTGATTCGTTACAGCACACTGTCAGCCTGGGACAACTCACTGCGATCGCGACTCAATGATCCGACGACTGGGCAGAAGGTCCTGATCGGGCAGCGGTCGCACGATGCTGACCTGTTCGGCCACATCCTCATGACCGAGGACGAGCGATGGGAAGTGCTGATGCTGCCGATGGAATACGATCCAGCCAGGCACTGCATCACGTTCTTCAATGCCGGCAAGGGACATAAGACCAAGGAAGGTGCGATATTCGAGGACCCAAGGGAGAAGAAGGGCGAATTGCTGAACGAGCAACGCTTTGGCCAGGAGGAGGTCAAGGCTGAGCGCAAGGCCATGTCAGTCAGGGACTACTCTGCCCAGATGAACCAAGATCCAACGTCCGGTGGTGGCCTGATCTTGAAGAAGAAGTGGTGGAAGCAGTGGTGCTATCCGCAGGACCATCAGTACGCCGGCAAGCCAATGCCAATGCCGGAGTTCACTGAGGTCATCTCCGTGTACGACACGGCTTTCGAGACCGACGAGGAGAACGACTGCTCCGCGAGGATCACTGCTGGTCTGTTCGAGTATTCGGAGAGCGGTCGAGAACAGGACATGGCTGTTCATGCTCTGATGCTGGAGCGGTTCAACGACAAAGTGGAGTTCCCAGATCTCAAGACCGAAGCGATCGGACACAATGTCGAGTGGCATCCTGACTGGACGCTGATCGAGAAGAAGGCCAGCGGTCATTCGTTGATTCAGGAGCTGCGTAAAGCAGGGCTCTCGATACGCGGAGTGAAGCCTGGGTCCAAGGACAAAGTGTTCCGGGCTCACATGGTCGCGCAGATCTTGAAGGATGGCCGGCTGTGGTACATCCCCAGGAACTGGGCCTACGAAGTTATCAATCAGTGCGCGACGTTCCCGGTCGGTGAGAATGACGACCTGGTGGACTGCGTGGTGATGCTGCTCGCGTATATCCGGCGCATGGGCTTGATCGACTTACCTGACGATGAGAAGGACGATGAGCTGGCGCTGTTCAGCCAGCCAAGGAAGTTCTATGGCGCATGACAACGTGAAAGAATTGCCAGTCGGTGAGTATGACGCCGTGCGAACGCTGCGCCATGCGCTTCAACAAGCAGAGCGTGGCGAGATTGATGACGTGATTATCCTCACCAATAAGCGGGATGCGAAAGACGACAGTTACACTCTCGACTGTGCTTGGTCGGACATGGAGAAGCGCGACATCCTGTGGATGCAGCGATGGTTCAATAGCTGGCTCAACAAACGATACTTCGCAGACTTCCACGGCGACCCAGACTGAGGTAGCATTCGATTAAGCGAGGCAGAGAATCGTTAATCCCGTAAGGAAGCCGGAGTTGAACTGCCCTTGGCTTCGCCTCGCAGCCGCCTCTGAGGAGGACATCATGTTTGATCTTCAACTGTGGGACGTGTCGGTGGGCTTCATAACTGCCCTGGTACTGGTGAACTTATTTCCATCGATCAGCTATTTGGGTCGTTCGGTTATCAACGGCGCCGTGTGGCTGTGGAGATGGGCCGTCAACAAGATCAGTGGCTAAGCAGGGCAGCAACAAAGCTCGCAACCAGCTCCGAAGTGGAGGGAGTACCGACGCCAAGTGGTTCGCGAAGAACGTGGCCAAGCGTCGGAAGGCCGCTAAGACCGCTAAACAAGCCCGAAAGAGGAACCGAAAATGAAAGCATTCTGGAGCGAGAACAAGGGAGCGATCATGGTTGTCTCGGTGCTGCTCTTGTTTGTGATGTGGGGCTCGTGCGCAAAGGCGAGTGACCTGTACATCGACATCGGTGTATCGCAGGTTACCGCGGACATCACCGATGCAGTGCATGTGCAGCTCGTGAATCGTTTCGATGAGCATCACATCGACCTGGGCTTCGGTTACATCGGGCCGCAGACATTCAAGGCATGCGATCGACCTGACTGCGTTTGGAACATCAATGAGCAGCTCTATGCCGGCGTCGAGTTCATTGTCAAGGATCCGTGGTTTGGTCGCATGCGAATCGGTTTCGGTCCATATTTCTTTCAGAACGCTGACCGAATCGTGACATCGAAGTTTCGTGCCGGCATATCGTTCGAGTTCAAGTTTACTGAGCGCATCGGATTCAAGTTGCGACACTTCTCTGCTGCTGACTCGAACCCCTCGATCGAAGCGTGTAATGCACTCGGCCAGTGTTTCGTCAACGACTGGAACACTGGCCAGGACTCTTGGGCTCGATTTACCTGGTACTTCTGAGGAGAGACGGAATGAAAGGCGTATTGCTATTGATCGTGTTGGCGATCGGTTTGTCTGGATGCACGACGATCGATAACTGGACCGAGAGAGAAAAACAGACAGCCATGATCGTTGCCGGCGTCTTCGTTGGTGCAATCATCATCGCTGAAGCTGAGGGCGATGACATCATCAACGAGTTCAAAGAGGAGTGCCGTGCACTACCGCACGGCGTTTGCAATCCATAGGAGAAAACAATGCAAGCGTATGTGACCACGAAGGTCGTGTTGGCCGAGCCAGCACTTGATCCAAATCCACCTGTTGGCCAGGAGCCGATTGACGGTTACAAGGTCGTCTATCCGGATGGCTACGAGAGCTGGTGTCCGAAAGATACTTTCGAGCGCACGTCTCGTCCGATTATCGCGACCGAGAAATCACTGATCTTCCAGGAGACAGTGCTTGTCGAGGAACCTGACGACGACGCGAACGAGTCAGAGGACGAAGGCGAGACCGCTACGGAGTAATCATGCAAATGCCGAGTATCGGACGAATCGTCCACTTCATACCGCTGAGTACGGAGGAAGGTGAACGAATTGCGGCTATCGTGACTGGCGTTGTTTCAGGCACGAAGGTAAATTTGAAGTTGTTTTACGACACCCATGGCTCTCCAATGTGGATCGGTAATGTGCCGCATCGGGATAACCTCAATCCTGAGATGAGAGCTGGTGGACATTATTGGGAGTGGCCACCGCGAGTCGAGGGGGATGTCCAATTCCATCCCCGTACTGGAGCGTTTTGATGAAAGGATGACATAGCGCCAAGTACGGACTAGAATCCGAATATCTTCGCCGCCCACGAAGACCATTACCGACGATCGTCGGTCGTGGGAGGTTGTATGGCAGCTAGAGCAGATCTGCTTTCGACAATGAAGACGATGCCGACCTTCAAGGAGGCCGAGCAGTACACTGAAAAGAACGTCATTCGCCACAACGATGACGGAACCATTTCAGTGATTCCGAAAGGTGAGATCGCTGAATACGCGGACATCGATCATGACGAAGCATCGCCTGACGGTTGGAACGACAATCTAGCCGAGGAACTGTCTGCTCAAGAACGCATGGCCATCGCGGATGAGCTGATCGAGTACTACGAGATCGATGAGCAGGTTCGCGAAGAACACTTCAACCGGCTGGCTGATGGACTCAGGCTTATGGGCCTGACGGACGAGCCAGCATCCGATGTACCGTTCAAGGGTGCGGCCACGGTCCAGCATCCACTCATCGCTGAAGCCACCACGCAGTTCCAGGCGCGAGCGATTGAGGAGTTCTTCCCGCCTTCGGGCCCGGTAAAGCCTTACATCATGGGCGAGGCGACCGACGAGAAGGTAGAGCAGGGTGAGCGACTCGCTGACTACATGAACTACCAGCTCACGGAAGCCGATGAGGAGTATTACTGGTCAACGGACCAGATGCTTTTCTACCTTCCCTTATCAGGTTCGGCTTTCAAGAAAGTCTACATCGACCCGATCACCGGCATGACGACATCACGCTTTGTGACCGCAGAGGACTTTATTGTTCCCTACCATGCGCGAACTCTTGCGAACGCGCCGCGGTATTGTCACAAGTACGAAATGCCGGAGAATGATGTTTATCGGGCCCAGGAGGCGGGATCATTCATCGAGGATGCACGGTTAGTGCCGACACCGCAGATCATCGTCGATAAGAACACCAGCTTTTCCCGGTACGACATGGAGGACGTGGCCGACGATCGTTCGCCGCAGCAACATTACGATGACACGATCTACACGATCCTCGAATACCACATCGATTACCACATGCCATGGGACGAAAACTCCGACATAGCGCCACCGTACATCGTCACGGTCGAGGCTGAGTCTCGCGAGGTCCTGGCAGTTCGTCGCAACTGGAAGCACGACGACGAGCTGATGAAGAAGCGCATCTGGTTCACCCACTACAAGTATCTCCCCGGCCTTGGCTTTTACGGTTTTGGGCTTCTACACATAATTGGCTCACTTGCGAAGGCAGTCAGTGGTGGCATTCGTGCCCTGCTTGATAGTGCCTCGGTGGCAAACCTACAGGGTGGATTCAAATCCAAGGAAGCCAAGGTTGCCGGGGAGATACGTTTCACTCCGGGCGAGTGGATCGATGTCGATATGTCTGCCGACGAGTTGGAGAAGGCGTTCTTCAACCTGCCGGTGAAAGAGCCATCGACAGCTCTCGCTACCCTTGTTGAGACGTTGGTCAAGGAAGGCCGGCGCTTTGCCACCACCACTGAGAACATGATCGGTGATGCCTCGAACACCGGGCCCGTTGGCACGACTCTGGCGCTCATAGAACAGGGCTCGAAGGTGTTCAGCGGCATCCACAAGCGCATGCACGTCTCGGCGCGGCAAGAGTTCAAGATGATGGCCACGCTGAACTACGAGTTCATGGACGTGGACGAGTATCCCTACGAGGTCCAGGGCGAGGAGCGCAAGATCCTGAAACAGGATTTCGATGGCCGCGTGGACATCATCCCGGTATCGGATCCGAACATCTGGTCATCAACGCAGCGCATCGCGCAGAACCAGGCAATCCTGGAACTGATCACCGCGGCTCCAGAGCTGTATCCGAAGAAGCAGAAAAAGATTGCGCATCGACGCATGCTCGAAGCCCTTCGTATTCCGGATGTCGATCAGATCATGCCGGAGGAGAGCGATGCACCGCTGGATCCAGTGAGCGAGAACATGGGCTTCATGACCGGCGCCGCGGCGACCGTGTATCCCCTTCAGGATCATCAAGCGCACGTCGCTGTGCACATGAATTTTGCAGAGACCCAGGCCGCGGAGAACCCGGACCTGGTAGCGAACCTGGAGCCGGTGATTCAGGCGCACGTCATGGAACACAAAGCGTATCTGTATCGGCAGCAAGTCGAGGCCGAGCTGGGTACGCAACTCCCATACATTAACCTGGACGATCCAAGTGAAAACGAGGACCTTCCACCTGAGCTTGAGCAATTGATCAGTCAGGCCGTGGCCAAGAAGCTGCGACCACCGCCACCGCCTGCGAAGACGCCTGAAGAACAGGCCGAGCAGGACGAGCAACAGCGCCTCGAAGACGAGGCTGACCTGGAGACCATTGGCAAGATCGAGCGTGGTAGAGCTGAGACAGAAGCTGGCATCGATCGGAAAGACGAAGAATCCGATGCCGGGAAGAAGCGGCTCGACAAGGAGTCCGATGCCGAGCAAAAACGCAAGGACAAAGAATCGAGAGCCGAAGTTCGCCGCCTGGACAAGAAAGCTCATGCTCAAGCCACGTTCGGAAAGGGGCCAGTGAGCGCACCGAAAAGCAGCACCAGCAAACAGCGCAAGAGGAAAAAGTAATGGCTGACAAAAAGACTGACGCACCGAAGCCATCGCCGGCAGAGAAGGTGCGCAAGCAGATCCGCAAAACGGCGCATGAGATCGAAGCCGTGGAGAAGGATCGTCGTGAGAAGCGTCGGAAAGCGAGGAAGAAACTTGGCACTGGCGAGTCCTAAAGAGGTTCGTGCAGCGAGGGCATTCCTGCGCGGACAAGGTGCGATGTCATCTGACATCCCGCCGCGCAAGTTTGCCAATTCAGCCAAGGAACTCAACATGGGCTTCCGGAGTTTGCTACGACTGATCTCCCGGTTATACTCTGGCGGTCAAGGTCAGCAGCAGTTCCGATTGTCGGTGATTGCTGCTGAAGCAGATAAAGGGTAAGCGTCGAGCCCGAAGTAAGATCGACGTAGCATGTGGAGATGGCAATGAGTGATTATCTCGTGCCGCCGAAGCCGAAAGCTGACAAGAAAGTTGGTCGCAGTGCGAGCAAGTCAGGAAGCCCGAAGGGCGGCGGTCAACACAGTGTCTCTGGTGCTATGGGTAAGCATCAGAAAACAGGCAGCGGCTCCGACAGCGGTGCCAGCAAGGGCGGCTACTGATGAAAATGGGTAGCAAGCCGCCTAACCAAATGCACAGTTCAAAGCCGAAGGGCAAGAAGTTATTGGCCAGAGGCACGATGGGCACTGGTAAAGTCGGCATGAAAGCCAAAGGTGCAATGGGCAAGTACCAAAGCACTGGGGCCGGCGAAGGCGGCTAACAACAGGAGCAGGCGATGTCTGCACTTAGGATTGCAGAACTCGTCCTCAATCGAGCCAAGGAACGTCTCGCGGAGAATCACGCCAACATGGACAAAGGTGTGCCGCATGATCAGTACATGAAGTTGGTCGGCAGGAACGCCGAACTTCGCTGGATCATGGAGATTACTCGCGAGTTTCTTGAGCAGGTTGAAGGAGAGGAGGAAACAGGTGAATAGCGAAGCTGAGGCGCAAGATGCGCAGGCGCCAGCAACACTGCTGGACACGTTTGTACAAAAGAACTACCCAGGGAAGATCGATTTGTGGCGCATCGCGGTGCAGATCCCGGAGCCACCAAAGATGTCTGCTGGTGGTATCGAGATGCCGGATGAGTATCTGGAGCAAAGGGAGTTCAGTACTTACGTTGGCATGGTTAGGGACATGGGACCGTTGTGTTTTCAAGCGGTTACCCGATCGCAATTGAAGTTGATGCAGGCGCACGGATGCGTCGTTGGCGATTGGGTGCAGTTTGGAAAGCATGACGGCGAGAAGTTTCGGACGCAGGATGGCACCCTTTGGGTGGTCATTTCCGATACGCAACTTCTTTGTGTGACGGAAACGCCCGAAGCGTTCGATTGCATGTCTCTTTGACTGGAGGGTTGCAAGGAGTATTATCACGACACCGTTGATCAAGGAGAGCGAGGATGGCCAATGGACAACGGGAAAAGATCGAGTATGAGTTTGATGATCTGCGACGGAACACAGATCCGATACCGGACAACGTACTTGATCAGCTCGGACTCGACGAGGAGGATTTGACTGAGAACGAGCGTCATGAAGACGAACAAACCACGGATGGCGAAGCGGATACGGATGACACGGACAGCGAAGCGGACGACGAACTGGCTGAAGATGGAGAGTACGATCCAGCCAAGATGACCAAAGCCATGCGTAAGCGCCTGGCTGGTGTGAAACGAGATGCGAATCGACAACTAGCTGCCGCCAAGGCTGAAGCCGGCGAGACAATATCGAAGCTAGAAAAGCGGATCGCAACTCTGGAAAAAACAGGGAAGACCGACGAACTCAATGAGTTCAGCGGCAAACTTGAAGATCTGGAATCCCAGATCGAAGCTGCCATGGAGAAGGGCGACAGCAAGACAGTCGCCTCGCTCACTCGACAAATGGGTGAGTTGACTGCGGACCTTCGAGACCGCAAGAGGGAGCTAGAAGCGGAGCATGATGAGCCAGATGATCTGGGCGAGGAAGATACGCCCACGATTATCCCCAGGGCTATGGAGTGGATCCAGGAGCAGGATTGGTGGGATGACGAAGATCTCGGACACGTCCGGGCCTTCGTTCGTAAAGCGGATCTCGCTTTGCAGAAGAAGGGTTACAAGCCCACCGACGATGACTTTTACGAGCATCTCGAAGCCCTGGTGGAGAAAAAGTATCCAGGCATCGTGGAACACACGGTAGATCTGGGCCTCGGTGAGGAAGACGAGGAGGAGGAGTTCGAGGAGGAGGATGAGTTCGGGGAGGTTCCCTCGAAGTCTCGCCGCAAAGCGAAGGCGAAGAAGCAGAGGCGCAGGAGCCCGGTATCGGAAGGCGACCGTGGTGGCGTTTCCAGGACGAAGAAGAAGTTTAGGAAGAAAAAGGGAAAAACATTGAGCCGCGCCAGGGTTGCGAACATGAAAGCGTTCGGCCTGGATCCGGATGACCCAAAGGCGGTGGAAAACTACCTGGAGGGTTGTGATGATGAGTAAAACGGCGAAGAAACAAGCGAGGTCCGCAGCGGAGAAGCGGCGCAGCGATTCAGCTCAGGGAAAGAGTAAAACTGGCGGTAAAAAGAACACGCCAGAGCAAGTGGTCCATGCAGATGGAAAGGTTCAGCAGGAGAACCAGGACCGCGAAGTGGACGACCTGTACGACACGGAAGCCGACAATGAAGTTACGGAATGGCGCCGGTATTCAGATCTTGATGCCCCGCCAGCCAGGGATGGATATGTAAATCGTTTCATTCGGATACGTCTTGGAACGGTGAAGGATACAGCCCGACTGCGAAATGCAATTCGAGAAGGATGGAGACCTGTCAAGGCGTCAGCCCTGTCAGATCGTTCACTGCCGACCATCAATATCGACCAGTACGGGGATGTCATCGGCGTAGAGGACTTGATCCTATGCGAGATGCCCAAGCGCGTTCATGCTCAGCGGAAGAAGTTTTACCGCGACAAGCAGAGGCGTCAAAACCGGGCAATCGAGCGGCAACTCAAGGGAGTGTCCAGGGAGGATGTATCAGGCTTCGGCCCGATCCAGGCGACCAGACACTCATCCGTTACGGTGGCTCCTGTGCGACAAGTACAGGTAGCCGACGATGATTGATTTGGAGGTATCCGAATGGCAAACGTGGATCGTGCGGCAGGCTTACTGCCGACTCGACACGGTGCAGGCGGTACTCCCAGTAGGTTCGGCGCGTATGAGATCGCGAGCGCCTTAGCTCAAGATCTTTTCGCAGGCGATCCAGTTGTCCTGACAGGCGTAGGGCGCAGGATCACCATTGCTACAGCCGGCGATGCAAACCTGATCACAGGTGTATTTGCTGGTTGTCGTTACGTCGATGCAAACGGGGAAGTTCAGTTCCGCCCAAGGTGGCCGACAGGCACTGTCGCTACCGGCATCACACCCGGAGAAGATCCGGAAGCCCTCGTATATGATGACCCAGGACAGGAGTTCATCATCCAAGTATCCGGTGGCGCCGGATTGGTAGTTGCGGATGTTGGCCAAATGGGCAACTTCGTAGCTGGTGCGGGGAACGCATTTACAGGCCGATCGGCCTTCCAGTTTGACCAAACGACTTTGGCAGGTGCTTCCAAGCAGCTCCGAATCCTCGGTCTATTGCGTGGGCCCGATAATGCTTATGGACAGTTCGCGAAGGCTCGCGTCCTGATTAACAACCATAGCTACGGCTCACTAGCCTCAGCGGGAGTCTAATCATGGCAATGAATCGAAGCGACTTTCGCAAGCAACTGCAAGAAGGCTTAAACGCCGTCTTCGGCATGGAGTACAAGCGGTATCCAGAGGAGTGGCGCGAAATCTTCGACATCGAGCGATCGATGAAAGCATTCGAGGAAGACGTGTTGCTCGCCGGGTTCGCAGGTGCACCAGTCAAGCCCGAAGGTGAAGGCGTTGCATACGACCAGGGCGCGGAGAGTTACGTTGCTCGGTACACTCATGAGACGATCGCTCTGGCGTTCGCTATCACTGAGGAAGCCGAGGAAGACGGACTCTATGGGTCATTGGGTAACAAGTATGCTCGTGCCCTTGCACGTTCACATCAGCACACCAAAGAAGTTAAGGGTGCTGATATTGTCAACAACGGCTTCGACGCCCTCTTTCTTGGCGGCGACGGTGTACCGTTGTTCTCAGCAAGCCATCCGCAGTTCGGCGGCGGTGTCCAGGCGAATACCCTGGCGACAGCAGCCGACCTTGCAGAGGCATCACTGGAACAGGCAGCGATCGACATCTCAGAGTTCGATGACGACCGTGGCATTCCGATCGCAGCGCAGATCACGAAGCTAATTCTCCCAACGGAGTTGCAATTCGTGGCAACGCGGATCTTGATGTCACCGTATCGCACGAACACTGGCGATAACGACATCAGCGCCATCTACACTCTCGGCACCGTGGGCGACGGATTCTGCGTGAATCACCGCCTGACGGATCCCGACCAGTGGACTCTCAAGACGGACTGTCCTGATGGGCTCAAGCACATGCTTCGTAAGAAGATCTCGCGTGGTATCGAGGGCGACTTCGAGACCGGCAATCTTCGCTACAAGGCTCGCGAGCGGTACAGCTTCGGCTGGTCCGACTGGCGCGGTGCTTACGGCTCGCCAGGTGGCGCGTAGGACTAAGGCCGCAGTAGCGACCTGAACTGACATCCCGGCTCATTCGTGGGCCGGGAGCTTTTCATGCACGATTAACGAGGAATGGACTCCTCTGCCCGAGGAGGGCTGTTATGAGCAGACATACGATTACACATGCAGACGAACACTTTGCAGGGGCTGGGCAATCCAATGCCTTGAACGGCGCGCAACGTGGCGTTTCTCTTGCTTTGGTTCATCGACTTATTATTGCCAATGCAATCATTGGCGACGTGGATGGCTTGGTAATAGCGGCTGTCACGCCGCTCGGTGACGTGCCTCTCGATGGTGTTTTGGCCGTTGCCGGAGTTGCTACTCTTGATGTCGCCAGGGGGATTTTGGTTGACAGCTCGAATGCCGGTGATACGACTCAGATCGTGACCGTTACTGGCACCGACATTGCTGGTGCAGCAGTGGTTGAAGACATCGCCCTGAACGGCTTAACCGCAGTGCCAGGACTGAAGGCATTCAAAACGGTGACAGCGATCTCGGTGGACGTTATCTTGGCCGGCAACCTGACTGTTGGTACAACCGATGTGCTGGGTCTTGATGCCAGGCTGCTAAATCTTTTTGATCGATTGCACACGCTGGTCGGCTCGACAGGCGCGGCTGATGCTGGAACGCTGGTTGTTGCTGATCAGACCAAGCCGGTTACGAATACGACTGGTGATCGTCGAGGAACGTATGATCCTGCGGTGGCTCTGGATGGCGTCGAGGACATCGTTCTGTACTACATCCCTGACTTCACAGCGGACGGTTTCGGAAACGACGCTAGAAATTAACCTGGGGGAACGACATGAGACAAAATGTCTTACAAATTGGCCCCTATGCTGCTGGTAACGCCTCTCTGATTGCAGCGGTGCAACAGGCGGTTGCCGGGCAGCCACTGGTTCTGGCCGGTGGATCTCCGTTCGTGAATGACGTGCCGCGAACAGTGCTACTGACGTTTGCGCTCGGAGTGCTGAGCGCCGCCATTGCTGAAGATGGTGGCGCATTCGTTGACGAGACCGGCGAAGCGAACAGCGCGGCAGCGAACGACATGACGCTGTTTCCGGCTGTGCCGGCTGCCGGCATCGATCGATACAACTTCGGCTCCGATGCGAAGTTTTCAAGTATCGATGTCAATGTTGGCACTGCTGGTGTTGGCACCTACACGGTGGTTTGGGAATACTTCAACGGCACCTCGTTTGTCGCTCTTGCCGGCGTGAGTGATGGCACCACGAACTTCAAAACTGGTGGAGTCAACACCGTATCGTTTACCGTTCCAGGTGACTGGGTGGCATCTACGATCAATGGGCAAGGTCCATTTTTCTACATTCGTGCAGAGTTCCAGGCGGGAACCAGCACCACGGTTCCTATCGGTACGCAGGCTTTCGTTGCCGGCACTGCTGCTGGCAATCGATTCTTGATTACTGGCACAGGGCGTAAAGGCAATCAGATCCAAGAATCAGTGCTGGGCGCCGCGGCAACGGTCGCAACTGAGCAGCCTTTCGCGAGCATCCTGTCGATTATTCCTGAGAACAACATTGGCGGCGACATCAGTGCCGGCACAGTCACGGTCGTTCCAACGGCCTGGTTCCCGGTGGATTACATCAGGAATCCAGTCGATATAGGTCTGACAATCAAGATCAACGGCGCCACAGTCAGCTTGGACGTTGAGCTGACGCGATCGAACTTGTTGGGCAGGCGCGGTAACGATCCTCAGCCGACAGTGGGCCAGCACGTTGGATCAGTATTTGACCTGGTTTATCCTGTTGTGAATAGTTTTGATCACGGCGCCTTGGTGGCCGTTGTCGCTGATGCTAACGATACTGTCAAAGAGACGATCACCGCATTGCGATTGGTATCCAATGCGGCAATTACTGGTGGCACTCCAACGATGGAGATCGCACAGGCCGGTCATAGGGGGGCGTAACCATGGCCTCAACGGGTACGTTTATAACGGATCCGAATCTGGCCGCTTACGCTGACGAAGCAGTTGAGAGGGCTGGGCTCGATCTTCAAGAGATTGTGACCCAGCATCTCATCTCGATCCGTCGCTCGGTCGGATTCATCCTGTCGCGGTGGTCCAACAAAGGCCATCGTCAATGGAAGTTTACGCAGGTCAACCACACGACTGCGATCGATGAGAACGTCTTCGATTTGCCGGCAGGCACGATTGATGTGCAGACCGTGGTGCTACGTCGCTTTATGGGTGTTGGTGTCAACGGTGTGGATACGGAGATGTATCCCATCTCGCGATCGGACTACCTGATCATCCACGACAAGACCTTGAAAGGTCGGCCAGATCGGTATTTCATCGATCGACGCAAAGACACGACCGGCGCTTTGTTGCCTCCGCAGATGTTCTATTGGCTCAGCGGCGAGAACACCACCGATCAAATTATTGCCAATGTCTACGGTCAGATCGAGGACGCAGGAAACGCCCAAAATACCCTGGATATTCCATTCCGATTCCAGGAGGCATTCGTGTCCGCCTTGGCAGCGAAGATCGCACAAAAGTACAAGCCGGAGCGGTTTAGGGACCTGGTAAGCGAAGCTGAGGTGTACTTCAAAGAGGCCGATGACGAAGATCACGAGAGCGCACCGTTTGTGCTGTCTGTCAATTACGATCGCTTTTACGGGAGACGTTAATGGTAAGTCGAGCAAATTTGACCGGGCGTCCGAAGCCTGGCGGTATTCTCAACAGGGTCATGAACCCTATCAGTCGAGCGGCAGCTCCGAAGATTGCAACACCAGGGGATACCTCGGCGCTTCTGCCGGAGGCTGAAAGCATTGTGGATCCGGAAGCCCCGCTTGCCGCTCCAGTCAATGCAGCGCGAAGTAAGATTGCGCCGCAGTACCCAGCGACCTCTCCTGGCGTTGTACCGACCGCCAAACGTCCAGGACAGGTTCAGACGGAGCCGCTTCGGCAAACTCCTCCTGCTCAACGTGGAGGTGGTGTCGGCGGTTTGATGCGTCAGGCTATCGAAGGAGCCAGGGGCCAGCAAGCTGGAGTCGCAGGGCTCGCGGAAACTGGTGGCACCAGGGTCGAAACCAATGTCACTTCGCCCACGTTGAATAAGTCGCGGCGGTCGCGATTCAATAGGCGATAAATGTGGCGATCGGGGCAGCATACGCCAAGGGAAAGTGGGCTCTCGGAGAGTGTGCCCGTTCGGGACGCAAGATGCTGCTCCGAGATATGATTGCGGACGGCTATTATCCGAACCTGATTGTCGATCCTGAATGGTACGAGCCCAAGCATCCGCAGGAATCATTGCCCAGCGTCAGGGATCCGACTGCGCTGTACCGACCAGCTCCTGAGCGCGACCAGATTGGCACTCTCCTTGAACTCGGTGGCGCACCTGGACTGGATCCTATTCCTGGTGGAGGATTCGGTCTTCCTCTTGGTGGTGCAGGAAGCGCCGGGCTCTCGTTCGGTTATGAGCTGGCCAACATTACGCCAGTGATTGAGTCTGGTGCTGTGCGTGTCAAGGATTCAGGCTTCGAGATCGTCGATAACAGTTTGACGTTCAACCTGGATCTGACAGGCAGTCTTGACGTTGGCTGCTCAGCGATTGTGCACATGATCTCAATTACCACTAACGCGGAGCTAGACAGTTCAGGACCAGATCTTCGCTGCATTATTTCTAATCATGTGACAAGCAAGGGCTATAACGATTCAGTCAGATCCGGCTCGCTTTGGTGGTTTCCGCGGGAGAATATTGTAGATGCGACCATCTTTGCTTTGACATCAAACAACGCGACAAACGTCCGGTGGTACGTGCTTTGGTGGGTAGTTCAGAACTTGAATCTGGCCTGTCCCTTTCAGAATTTATCGTGGAGCGATCCAGGAATCGATGACGATATAACTGCCAATGTTGACTTTGTTGCTTTGATGGGTGCGCCACAAATCTCAAGCCCCAATAGTTCGGTGCTGGAAATTGTGACTTTTCATGATGGGCCGACTGCCGGCGATCCGGTCATTACGCGCAAGACGCCGACGCAAGATGTTGTCACAAATATGCAGATTGATGAAAACAGCGGCAGCGGAAAGTCTGGATGGCTATATGCGGCGTTTTACAACCCAGGTGCAGTGTCGCTGTGCGAGAACTTATTGCCAGATACTGCCAACGATCTCTTTGCAACTTGGTCAACCAGTGGCAGTAGTAGTTTGGATCCGGTCTTGAATGGTATTCATTATGCCGTTGTCATTGATGACGGTGACATAACTGGTGGGCCACACGGTTGCTTCAAAGATGTCACGCTTGAAGTTGGGGAGACGTACTGCTTGGCTGTCCATTGGGACGTTGTTGATGAGCAGGCATGGTTTATTGGTTGGGAGGAGCTGGCATCACCTGGGATTAACGGACAGTTCTTCAGGGGAGAAACGACCGCCTCACTTCCGATTATTGACCAGGTAACTAATCAAGGCGTTGGCTGGAATGAAGTTTTCCATTGTGTATCCTTGGAATTTGCTAACAATGATTCGGCCAATAGCTTTTTCTTTCTGACGCCAGCGAACTCTGGCACGTACAGGATCTGGTTCGCTTCTCCTTCGGATAACGACACCACTTTAGCCTCATTGATCTATGATTCATCGCTTTCAGTGAGGACCTTCACTTACAACATAGCAACACTCAGCAAAGGTGATTTCGTTCCGCCATTCATTCCGTCTCTTGGATTTGCGGTGCCGCCGCCGACTGTTCCACCTGGTTTCTTGCCGAGGACTTTGATGCGTCTGAATAACAATCCTGCCAGAGCTTGGGGCGGCCTTCCCATTAAAGGCATGACAGTAGAATTGTGTGGCAACATCATTACGGCGCCAGAGCTAATCCGACATCAGGAGCAGATGTATGCTCACGTTTTCCCTGATGACAATCATTTTGGATCTGGCAACGATTATCCAGAGATGCCATTTCAAGGAGGCAACTCGTCGGTCGGACACATGATGGGTCGTCTGGCGTTTCCAGCCGGAGACGCTACTGGCGCGACCGGCAAGTACTATTGCGAATTTACTGTTGGCGCGTCGTTCGGTACGCCAAATGCGATTACTCTCGGAGTTTACGTTGGCACTTTCAATGCACACATTTCAGGCGGTCAATCCAATGCCGCATCAGATCCAGGCGATGAAGCCGGCGAACGACCATTTATCGCTTCGTACATGGCCGATGGGCAAACGCATCACAATGGCATTACGACAAACGGCTTATTGGCCTATACAACGGGAGATGTCATTGGCATCGCCCTTGATCTGGTTACTGGTGAGGTAACATGGTCCAGGAACGGTACACCTGCCAGGGTCGAGACGCTCATAGGAGACTTCCTTAATACGACCACAGGCGCACCCATTCCTGCCTACGTTGGGTCGGTAAACTGCAACAATAAAGGCTTTAAGGTGCGGTGGACTATGAAAGCGCCTTTCGCATTCACGAAGCCCGTTGGCTTTCAGGACTGGGATTATTTGTCATGAGTTCATCCATTTCGTTTACTTACGATCAGCTCATAGCCGAGCTTCAGGTGGTACTGGAGGAAGGGAGCGCCGAGTACATCACCGATTTGCCGACCTTGGTCAAGCTGGGCGAAAGCCGGCTGACCACGGATCTCAATTTCGAGATCTTCGATCGAGTGGAAACAGGTGCGTTGACAGCCGCGGTATTTATCCAGCCGATCAAACCGGCGACCTGGCAAGGCACCAGGTCATTGCACATACGCGATGTCGGTGGAGCAGGGCTGAGGCGTTTCCTGCAACGCCGGACTTACGAATTTTGCCTGGACTTTGAACCCGATGTGACTCAGACGGCAGAGCCGATCTATTGGGCTGAGTTTACCGAGACCGAGATTTGGGTTGCGCCGGCACCTATATTGACCCATGGCTTCGAGTTGCGTCAGATCCAGTCTCCAATATCATTGGCCCCCGCAACGCAAACGACCTGGCTCGGTACGAACTGTGGCGACCTGTTGCTGTACGCGGCCTTGGTCGCGAGCGAGGAGTTCTTGAAGTCCGATCAGGGCGAGATCGAAGTATGGAAGAAAACCTACAGCGAGTTTTTGGGATCCAGGAAGTTGGAGCTGAGACGGCAATGGAGAGCTGATTACAGCCCGATCAAGGAAGCGGCCAGGACGGTGAGCTTGACATGAGCATCATCGCCGGCACCTGCTTCCAGTTCCTGCGGGACCAACTGTTCAACGGCGTCCATGATCCGGAGAACGACGCGCTGTTCTTCGCCATGTACACGACCTTGGCGAACATCGATGTGAAGACTGCGGACCTTCAGGCATCGCTGACAGACGAGCTGGTTGGATCCGGATATGTTGCCGGTGGCTTCGCGTTGACACAGACCGTTATTTACACACCTGGCGGCGCGAATCGCCCTGTCATGGATCTCGATGACATTGTGATAGCTGGAGCCACCTGGGGGCAGAGCCCCGGAACCGCGGCTCAAGGTGCTGTCATTTACAACACGACAGCCGGGCCCCAGGCGAACAAGATCATGTGGGTCCTGAATTTCGGTTCACCGATCACAGTGAACGGTGGCAACTTAACGATCAAGTTCCCGGATCCAACGAACCCGGCCCTCGCGATAGTGAGGTCCAGTGGATAATACTTACGCACTTTTGAGGATGTAGACCAATGGCTGACACATTTACTTCAATTCTGCGGCTCGTACTGCAAGAAACTGGCGGCAATCAAAACGTCTGGGGCGGGATCAATAACGCGAGCCTGATCCAGTTGGTCGAGACCGCTATCGCTGGCCGAATTGCCGTTGATGTGACGGTCGCAGATGTTGTTCTAACGACAGCAAACGGCGCTACCGATCAGGCCCGAAACGCGATGCTCGCGGTCATTGGCAATCCTGGCGTTGCTAGGAATGTCACTGTGCCCAGCACGTCGAAACTTTACATGGTCACGAACGAGACCTCTCCTGCTTTCGATGTGACAGTCAAGACCGCAGCAGGAACCGGAGTCGTTATCCCAGGTGGTTCGGTGGTCATGGTCTACGTCGATCCGAACGCCGATGAGACCTTCATTATTGGTTCGACGGCATTGCAGGCAACGGAAATACAATCGGGTATCGCTGAACTCGCGACTCAGGTCGAGGTCGATGCTGGCTCGGATGACACGAGAATCGTGACGCCATTCAAACTGGCGAACGCGACATCGTTGTTGCAAGCCACGGAGACGCAGAAGGGTGCGCTCGAAATCGCTACCCAGGCTGAGACCGATATTGGAACCGATGATGTTCGCGCCATCACGCCGCTGAAGCTCGCCGGTCGAGCAGCGACAGAAAGTCTCGCCGGAGTTATCGAGCTTGCGACTCAAGCTGAGGTCGATGCTGGTGTCGATGCGGTACGGGCCGTCACTCCGGCTACTTTAGGCGCGATCGCGGCAGGCGGTTTTTCTTTTGGGGCTGAAAAAACGGTAAACCAGACGACCAATACCGATGTGACGCTGAACGATGACGACGATTTAGTTCTCACTGGTATCGTAGCAGGCACCTACAAGCTGACCATGCTCATGGTTTTTAAGGGACTGGTCACTGGTGCTATGGGCATCAAATGGCGAATCAATTATACCGGAACGGTTACCCGGTCTCAGCTTACAAGCATGGAGACGGCAAGTGGCGCAAACACCAGAGCATTGCGGGATGTCAATCTCACCGTGACCGAAGCCTCTATAGACATCGCGGTGGCTCAATGGAATTTGCTGGATGGTACTTTAGTGGTGTCCGATGGAGGTACATTGTCCTTGCAGTGGGCACAGAACACCAGTAACGCGAACAACCTGACAGTCTTTGATGGCTCGTACCTGGCGTTGCAGAAGATTGCGTAATGAGCAGGCTGACACCAGTTGAATTGCCAAACTTCCCTGGTCTTATGACCGAGGAAACCGACCGCGGTGCAAAGGGCCGGTACAAGGATGGCGACAAAATTCGGTTCCGTCAGTTGCTTGCGGAGAAACTCGGTGGCTGGATAATCAGTTCTCTGGGCCAGACCATCGTCGGCATTGACGAAGAACTCAGCCAGGATGTGATTGCCAGCGGCACTTACATTGTGTCTGCGACGACGATTAACCTGGCAACGGCTGTCACCTGTTTGGATGCCGATCCTGTTTGGCTGTTCGATGATTCTCTGGTAGGAGGATTAGGCGGACGCACAGTGAACGATGCCGGCGCCTTGGCCGGTGTGTTCGTTTTTGACTTGAGCGCCAACATCACGGCGTCTGCCGGCGATGCGTTCATTATTGAGTACCCAGAGGAGTTTGCTGGCGGGGCGAACGTAATCGGCGGCGGCACCACTGGATCTATCAGTATTCAGATCTCCGCTACGTTGAACACTTACTTACGGGTCGGCAGCAAGGTGAGGATACTGACGGACTCAGGACCGCAGGTCACGGCGCTCGCGGCAAATCACTCAGCCGGCGCGACGACATTGACGTTACGAGATCCGCTCATCGATAACGTACAGACTGGTACGCCGAATGTGTTTGTCTATGCGGTGGATTCGTTCATCCAATCGAACACTCAAGGCATTGTCATTCGATTTCTGGCCGGCGCGGTCGTCGCAGCAACGCAGGTCATTATCACTGAATCCCTGCCGGAAGACGCCAATACCCTGAACGTGGATGTGCGACCGTTTCAGGCGACAGCCTGCAATGGAGACCAATCCAGCACGATAGCCCTTTTGATAACGCCAGGTGCAGCTTTCGGCATCAGTTCGATCACGCCTTTTCCAGACGGCCTGGTGATCTTGCCGGCGAACAATCTTGAGCAAACGGAATTTCTTGGCTTTTCCAGGGCACTGATCGACTGGACGAGCATTGATCAGCAGAGCTGGGCGGCGATCGGCACGGACTTGAAGTTGTACTTGGTCAACAACAGCACCTTGTACGACATCACGCCAATCAGGGAGCAAGGTAGCCTGACGGATCCGTTTACTACGAGCGTAACGGGCGCGTTCGATCCAAACGCAAGTGGCGATCCCACGTATGTCCAGGTCACCGACACAGCTCACGGTGGGCAGGCCGGTAACTTCGTTCGTTTCAGTGGCGCCACCGCGGTTGGCGGCATCACCATCGATGGAGAATTTCAGATCATCTCGGTGACCGATGCCGATAATTACGTCATCAGAAACCTGACGCCGGCAACCTCGTCGGCATCTGGCGGCGGCACAGTGCAGTTTGAATACGACATCGATATTGGCGCATCTGGCAACGTGACGGTGCAAGGCTACGGGACTGGTGGCTATGGAAATGGTTTCTACGGCGTGGGAGATCCAATCGGCGGCATCTTGAGGACATTGCGAACCTGGTCGCTCGATAACTTCGGTGAGGATCTACTTGCTTCGCCAAACGGTGGTGCGCTGTATCATTGGGACCGTACCGCTGGACCTACCTCTCGCGCACAACTGGTGGTGAATGCGCCAGCGTCTATCCAGCGCATGCTCATTTCTCCGGAGTCACGTCATGTGATTGCCTTTGGTGCCGGCCTCGGCTCAGCGGCGTCACCTGGAGATGCAGATAAACTTCTGATTCGTTGGTCAGACCAGGAAAACTTCAATGACTGGATCCCGACCAGCACGAACCTGGCCGGCGATATTCGCCTTGATGTGGGCTCGGAAATCATTACCGCGGTCGAGTCGCGTGGCGACATTCTTGTAAACACTGACGAGTCTCTGCATGCCCTCCAATTTATTGGAGGGAGTCTTGTCTTTGGCCTGCGACATCAGGGGCAGAGTGTCACGATTGCTGGCGCAAACGGTGGCGTCGATGTCAATGGCATCATGTACTTCATGGGCACCGACGATTTCCTGAGATACGATGGAGTACTCAGGGTCATGGACTGCGATGTTCGCAATCACGTATTCGACGACATCAATTCCGCCCAGGGGCAGAAGGTCTACTGTGCGGTGAACAAACTATTCACTGAGATCTGGTGGTTCTATCCAAGTGCGCTGTCAGAGACCAACGATCGCTACGTCAAGCTCGATTACAAAGACATGGTTTGGGATTTTGGGACGTTGACTCGCACAGCGTTTCACGACAGTTCGCAGTTCTTGAAGAAGCCTTACGCGACATTTGGCGGTCTAATTTTCCAGCACGAGACTGGTGTGGACGACACTGATGAGAACGATGTCCTTCAGGCGATGACATCGTTTATCGAGACCTGGGACGCTGAGATTGAAGATTCCGGGAATCACCTCATGCACATTGGCGCGATGATCCCGGACTTTAAGACACTTGTCGGTAGCATCGACTTTACGCTCAAGGGCAGAGAGTATCCGCAGTCAGCAACGCAGAAAATTAAGGGACCATTTACTATTTTGCCGACCACCGCACGAAAAGGTGTTCGCATGAAGGCTCGGCAGGTTGCCTTGCGAATTGAATCAAATGCCATTGGAGACAATTGGAGAATGGGCACCTGGCGAGCCGAGGTGAAACCTCATGGCAGGAGGGGCGGCTAATGGCCGGTAGACCGAATCTTCCTCAGTTCGAGAGGCAGTACGATCAGTACAAAATGCGAGCCCTCGTTGATGACTTGCAACGATGGTTCCGATCTGTCGAGGGCGACATACAGGCAGCGACACAGGCTGCATCCGAATTTGCTGGGGAGCATAATGATCTTGCTGGCCGAGACGCCGCGGATACACACCCAGTATCTTCTATTTCTGGATTGCAAGTTGCCCTTGATGGCAAGGCGAGCGTGGCGGCAGTGGCCGCGAACACGGCTGTTATTGTCAACCATGAATCACGAATTACTGTTTTGGAGGCTGATGCTGTGGCCACTTTCGCACAACGGGTTGACGACACAACAACGTCTACCATTTATTACTTTGGAGAAGCCGTTCCTGGCACTGTGGATGCTGATGCACTTTGGCGGATCCAGAGAATTACGTTCATCACGCCAGGTGAAGATGATGTCGATATTGAATGGGCCAATGGCGACAGTGCCTTCGACAATATCTGGAACGATCGACTGGCATTACCTTATTCGTAGGAGAAGAAAATGTTTTATCGAGGACGAGAACTGAAGCGGCTTTGGAGGGTTACGCTGTACACTGGGAATCCCGATGTGAAAAAGCCCAAGACGACAACGGAGACTTGTGTGGCCTTCAATGCTGTAGAAGCTATACGCTTGTTTGGATCTCGGCAGGTGGTGAAGCAGCCCGAAGCTATCTGTTATGTGACCTGGCCAGAGGACGATGAGGGTGTGGGACCGATATACAAAATCGAGGATACGGGTGGACCGAGCGAGGAAGTCATCAAGTCTAGCCTGCCAACTCCACAAGGTAAGTAATGGCAATTTCCGTCGCCGCTAACGATCAGACGATCATCAATACGTGTGATGCGTTGGATGCGTCACGCTTCAATGTTGGTACTGGGGTGAATAACCCAAGCGCACTTGATCCTGACATCAAGGCACAGGGTACGAACTCATGGCGAGCGCGTGTCACGGCTGCTGACCTTGGTGGTGTTGGTGACGACTTCGGGGGCGTCCTTGACATTGAAGGCAAGCATATTTTGATTTGGGGGAGATCACTCGATAACGTATCAAGTGCCGGGCAGGGCTGGCGTATCCGATGGTCTACGGTTAATGGTGCTGCCACTTTGTACCAAGAAATCAATGTTGGTGATAACAACACGACACGCAATGTATTTAACGGATTCTTTTGCTTCTGTGCTGACCCGCTATCCCCTAACCATCAGTTCAATAGTGCTGGTAATCTGATGGCAAATGCCAGGGCATTTGCACTCTTAGCTGACCATCAGACGGCATCATCTCGTGATACTTTTTTCCTTGATGAACTAAAGATCTTGTCTGGCATCACGGTGACTGGTGGTGCTGCCACTCCGCGTGGCGCGCTTGAGATTGCAGCGGCTGATGCAACTGCCGGTCGTGGCACGTTTGTTGACATCAACGGTGTGTTTTATATTCTTGGCGGCATAGTCATTGGTGATGTCACCGCAGCTACCAACAGCACCTTCGAGGACAGCAATAAGGTCTGGGTGTTTCAAGATGGAGCGTTTGCGACCAGTTTCCACGTCCTATCGTTTATTGGTGGCACAGGCACGAATGCAGCCACCTTCGGTACGTTGGTTGGCAGTGGCATCACCGCAGTAGGTGTGTCTGGTAATTCATTTTTATCGGCTGGGTTGGTGCCGTTCAATGTGGTTGCGACGGATGCCGATATTGCGGTGGCTTTCTATGGATGTACCTTGTTGGGTCCAGCAGCATTGGCGGTAGATACATTTCGTAATAACCAATTAGACAATGGGGGTGTGTTTACAAACGAGACGTTACATGCGGTATCAGGCAGCCCAAACGCTACTGTAATGTTAGAGTCACCTGCAACGGTGAATGATGCGAATTACATTGGGCATGACTTCCCGTTCAGTAACGCTGAATATAATGTGGCGCAAGCGAATAATGGTACGTTCACTGTCGTATATGAGTATTGGAACGGCAGCTCGTGGGTGGTTTTGTCGCAGCTTACGGATGCCGGACTGGACTTCCAGAGTACAGGTGTTAAGAAACCGCGATGGGAAATACCTTCTGATTGGGCGACCACGACTGTCAACGGCTCGCTTGCTTACTACTTCATTCGTATTCGAGTGGATACTGTTAGTGCTGGAGGAACATTAACAGCCGCTGGCACATTCGTTCGAGTAGATACGGGTGGACGAATCAATCTGGAGCAGGCCAACGCTGACATGATCTCCTGCACCATAACTAACTTCGAGATCATCAGGATTAGAAATGGAGCGTTGTTTCGCAAGTGTAACGTGATCGCAGGCTTGGCAGCAGCGGAGAATGCTGCGATCGACCTTGGTGATGCTGATCCAGCCACTGACAGCTTCCGTGACGTTGCTGTGCAGAACTGTATCAATGGCATCCAGTTACGACCAACACTCACCGGCAAGATCACTTACAACTTTCGCAACATCACCTTTGCTGGCAACACCTTTGATGTTCTCAATTCTGGCGTTGCAACCGTCACTGACAGCTACGGTATTGCGAACCAGAGCGCGACCAGCCCTCTGAATGATGTGAATCACGGCTATGCCCAAAGTGTGACCGGCGATGGCAACACGCTATCTCGTGCCCAGTTCATGCTCAGCAAGACAGCATCACCGACCGGCACGGCGGTAGCCAAACTGTATGCCCACACAGGCACGTTTGGTACTGACAGTGAACCGACAGGTGTGGCTCTGGCTACGTCCGAGACGCTTGACGTGAGTACGCTCGACGGTGTGTTGACGATGACGGACTTCGAGTTCCGGGACGAGTTCTTATTGGTGAACACGACCAAGTACGTGCTGACCATTGAGTACACGGCTGGAACGGCTGTGAATATCGTTAATGTAGGTACAGACACGTCAGCCCCAACTCACGCTGGCAACTTTGCCACGGGGGATAATGCCGTTCCGATAGTGTGGACTGCGGTTGGGGGCACCGATGCGATCTTCGAGCTGCGTACTGGTGCGATTGCAATCATCAATGTGCTGCAAGGTGGCGACACCCCATCGGTGTCTACCTTGAATGGCGCGACCATTGTCAACAACACCGTGACGTTGACAGTGCAGGTGAACGATCCAGATGGCAATGCTGTGCAGGGGGCAAGAGTTCGGATTCAAAACGATCCGGCTGGAACGCTGATTACGCAAGGAACGACTGACGCGGCTGGTACATTCACCGATGCAACTTTCAATTTTGTCAGTGATACCAACGTAGAGACAAGAGTGCGGCTAAAGGGTTTTAAGTTCTTCCGAACGCCTGGCGTGATAACATCCGCTGGATTGACGGTTGGCGTGAGATTCGAGCCGAATAAAATTGTGGATTTACCATAGGGGATAGAACGATGGCCATCGCAGATGACTGGGACTTTAATTACGCTGCCAAAATATTGAGCCACATCGACGGTGTGCTGAGCTACGACATAGGCACTGGCCGACAGGCAGCCGTTGGTGAATACGTCCGCGGCAATACTTCTGGCGCGATCGGCAAAATTATTGCCGTCACTGGTGCGACCGCAAGCGGCACCCTGACACTGACCAATGTAGTCGGGCTGTTTCAGGACAACGAGACCTTTGAGGTCATGTCCTTTGTGAACTTCGATGGTGTCGTTGACAAGACTCCGGATGTACAGGGCATTCATATTGGGGATGTCGTCACCGATGCAGTGACTGGCACAATCACTGTTCGGACCATCGAATACAATGAAGATGGCTTGGGCGGTGGTACGCTTTTTGGTGACGTATTCACACTGTTTACCAATAATAGCTCGCTTAGCATTACTGGTGGCGAGGCAGGCGTGGCGCTGGCGAATGGTGTCGGTGTGGACAACGATACGGCACTTGGCACCACGCAGACCGCTGGCACCCTTGCCGTTCCCGGTACGGCCAACACAAACGACTGTGTAATCATTCACTACGATGCCGGCACCGTGGCAATTCCAGAACAGGCGATCGTGCAGGAAACCACAGCCGGGGGCGCGCGTGGACTGGTCGAGCGAGTGTTGGGCGTCACAGCGACCGGCAGCCTGATCATTGTGGACTCGGATAGTTCGGGTGGAGGCGGCGACTGGACTGACGATATTAGTCTGGAAATCGATCAGGTCATTGGTTACAACAACCTCGTTGCAGGCAAGGTGTTCTCGCCTGGCGACGTAATTGTTGGCGTGACTTCTGCCGCGACCGGGCGAGTATTAGCCGACACTGGCACTCAGCTCATTCTGGCCGACGAGTCCGGTACGTGGGTTACGACTGAAGATATTAACGTGGACGGCGTGAAGATCGCTGATGCTAACGGCACCAATGCCGTGATTGCCGCGGCGCTACTGAATCTGCCTGACGGCATTCGCAAAGAGCAGTTTGCTGATGCGGTTGGTGGCAATGCTTCACAGGGCGGTATTTATGCGGCTGCCAACTCACTCAATATCGTTAGAAAATCCAACAGCGTGTACACGCTCTCTCAAGACACCTTCGATGAGTTGATCCAGTTGGATGACGACGAAGCCTTGGATGCTACTGGCAAGGGCTCGGCTTATCAGGTGGTCTTTGATTGGATCACGCCTGATCTTTCGTATCGCTTCATGCGTCAAGGCGGTTGGACGGATACCTCGGGCGCGGAAGTCTGGGCGAACCCGCAGACTACCGGCGTTTTGAATAAGGTCACGGATACCGGCTTCCTGTATGTCGCGGCGCAGCCTTTTCACATGCCGCAGCTCTACATCGAACAGAATCAGGAAAAAGTGGCAACCAGTTGGCTTGAAGGTCAGATTGACGTGCTGGTGAAGGTGAAAACACGCAGAGACACGCGCTTTATCGCACCCGCCACGGCTGGCCTTGGGCAGTTGTTACCGGGCGGTGATCCGTCTGTCAACGGAGCTTATACGGTATTCGCACACGAATTTTGGACATCGACTTACGATCATACGCAGTTCAATGCGGCTGTTGGAGGCGTCAACACGGTTGCGCTGGGTACGGCTGATGATACTGCGGCGGATCGTAACCCGAACGGCGCCTTCATCATTGACTGGGATGCCGGTTCAGCAGCTACCCTGCTCAAGGGTGAAATGTTTACTGCGCTTGCGGGTAACTTACTGAAAGTTGGTTATGTGGTAGCTCAGACTGGCGATGCCGGGGCGACCGGCACCTTGGAATATGTACTGAAAGGCGGCACCCAGCTTGCCGATGGCGATGTCTGCACAGGCGAAGTCTCCGGCAAAGCCTTCACGGTCAATGAGCCGGTCTCTATTGGTGAGGTCGTTGCTGGCTTCAGCGCCGACATTGCCATGCAAGTTGTTGACATTTCTGCCGATAGTTCGCCGCAGGCAGTCATTACCGGCACGTTCAATCCAGGCGAGGCGCTTTCTCAGGCTGTCACTGGCGCGACCGGACGGCTGGTGTTTGCGGACACCGTTACGGACATTATTTACATCCAGGTACTGACTGGCACCTTCTCAGGTGACAACACCATTACTGGCGTCAGCTCGGGTGCAACGTGGAATCCAGGCGTAACGACACAGACCTATGCCTCAGTCGTTCTTTTCAGTGCTGACCTGAACAATGGTGAAGGCGCACAGCCCTACTCGGCTTCGGTCTCGCACAACCTGACCGGAGGCGGCAGCCCCCAAACAGTGCAGAACGGCTACCAGTATTCCAAATATCTGACTCGCGCTGAAGAAGCCACTTTCTTATTCGAGGGCCCTGGCACTGCCGATGCCGGCACCATCGGTCGGTTCTTCCGCAAGCTAAAAGACAGTTATGGCGAAGTCAAACCGGGTAATCCGATGGGGCCGTTTACTGGCAACTGGGCGTTGGCTCAGGGCTGGTTCCTCGATACTGGCTTTGTGGCAGCAGCAGATATTCGGGCGTTTACGGTTATCGACGATAATGGCGTAACCCGTAGCCCACCGAACCTACAGTCAATGACTATCTCCGGTATTGCGAATTTGTGGCGAGTTGCCGCTTTCCGCTCAACGGGCTCGGGCTCCACGCTTATTCTCAGAAATGAGTTTGATGTTGGTGTCATCGGTGGCGGTAACAACCAGGCAGCCGACTCAACCATATTGGTTGGCGCCAATTCTCGCACCATCAGTCCGTTGCCGGCAGATGTGCCGGATGTTGGTGTGTTGTATGTACTGGATCCGAACGACACCGGCAATTTCCTGCAATTCCCGTATAGCTCGGTGAATCGCACTACCAACATTTTCACGTTGACCTCGGGTACGATTGGTGCCGTTACTGGCGCCGTTGATTTGACGCTCGATGATAACGTGCATGTGACCTTTATCAGGGAGCAGGCCGCAGGCGTATCGGTAACGAACACCATACAATTCGTCGCCAACATCGATGTCGTATACAAGGCTCGCCTAAAAGGATTCAAGCCTTTCCGCTCAACGGGCGAGTTCACAGCGTCTGGCGTAATTCTCGGTGTTGTACAAACTGCGGACGCTCAAGTTGATCTGCCATGACCGAAAGGGCAGACATTACTGTTGATTGGGGGGTATTCAGCCGAATCAGTCCACGAATTATCGAGGTTAGTCCACCGTCAGCAGCCCTGGCGGTTCAGGATCTTGTTGACACGCTGAGATCGAATACCCTGCCAGCCGGGGAAGCTGATGATTCACTGGAAAATCTGGATGACGACAAGATCCTCGACACCGAGGGCAAGACCCCTGTGCAGCCAGGTCTTCAGGCAGGGGTCATTGCCACAATCCAGAATGCCAAGTTGAGATTCGCTGCTCGCGGAGGGCCGGCGACTGAGTTAATGGTTGTTGGTGAGGGTGACTTGGTTGCCTTCTTGGAGGACTTCGGAAGCCACACTGGGGCTGATTCCAATACCATCCTGATCGATTCTGCTGCGAGTTTTATTACCTTTGGCATTGAGGACAAGCTGCTAGACAAGTTTCAGGTGGAGAATCTGACAGACGGCTCAGTGGCCACGTTGGCTTCGCTTGATTCCGGGATCCAGATCACTACCGATGGGCTGACTGGCGGGTTGGACAATTTATTTCAAGCAGGCGATTCCATTCGAGTGTTTGGCTTCGCGGCATCTCCGATTGCGCCAAGTGCGTTTACGTCCGTATCTTATGCAGCGTCAGTGGCTCCATCTATAACTGGTGTATCCTCAGCCGCCATTGGTGGAGCGGTGTGGGGTGCGGCATTGGCGGACCATAGTGCAGCCAACTCGTTTGGCGAGTATGTAGGATTGAAACTGTTGAATTTTGGCCGGTGGCTTGCCTTGCGAGGTGGCCCTGGCAAATAGCGGAGTCGGATAAAGGAGATCATCGTGAAGAAGGTAAGCATTCGGAGGGCACAGCCCGACGATGTAGTAAAGCTCGTTCAGTTACTGAGGAGAGCGGCAAAGGAGCAAGCGGAAGACATCTGGTATTCGACACTCAGCATTAACGAGTCGAAGCAGATGTTCCATGTTTTAACTCTGATCGATAGGGGCTTTGTCGCCATAGCTGAAACGAAGGAGCAAAAACAGATCGTCGCGGCCATTGGAATGTCTATTGCCAGGGACGATTGGAGTGACGACTGGGTAATGCAGAACGACTGGACTTATGTCCTAAAGACCTGGAGAGACACGGATGTTGCCGACCAACTGATGAAGATGGTCGAGATGTTTGCGGATGAGAAAGTGGATCCGGCAACAGGGAAAGGGTTGCCAATCATTATCGGATTGATGACTGGTCGCGACACCGACTTGAAAGACAAGTTGATGGAGCGAAGGGGCTACCAATATGGTGGCGGCAACTTTGTGAGGGCACCTAACGATGTCCAAGAAAAAGAAGGTTCAACAGAGGGACATTCCAGCGTGGCTGAGCCAGGGTAGCCAGCAAGCGGTTGGAATGGCGCGAGACATCGCGCAGCGCCCCTATACGCCATTTACCGATCAGCGTGTTGCCTCGTTCGATCCGAACGAGCAGCGAGCCTATGATCTTGCCGCGACGGAAGGTGGAGCCTATCGGGCAGACTTGGATCGTTCGCGTGAGCTGGCCGAACGTGGCAGTCAGTCTTTCCTCGATGCTGACATCGAGGCATACCAGAATCCATTTATCAAGGGCGCACTGGAGCCGGCAGCTCGTGAGCTTCGCGAGGAAGGTCTGCGTCGTAAACAGACGGCACAGCAAGAAGCTGGCATGGCTTCCGCTTTCGGTGGATCCAGGGCGGCAATCATCGCATCCGAGGCCAGCGGTAAGAGCCTGGAAGCGATCTCCGATCTATATGCGCGTGGCTATGCCATGGCGTTCGAGTCTGCGGCGAACCGATTCGAGCAGGACCGTGTAGCAGCTCGCGCTTCTTCGGACCAGTTCCGTAACCTTGGGTCCGAAGGTCAGCGAATGCTCTCAACCGAGATGAACAATCTCTTGGTGACAGGTGGCCTGAAGCGATCTCTCGATCAGGCCGGTCTCGACTTCGATTATCAGCAGTTCATTGAAGCCAGGGATTGGGACATCACCAATCTACAGCCGCTCCTGGCTGCACTCAGTACCGTGCCACACGGCGAGACCATGACCACATCCACTGAAGGCGGTGAGTTCCAGGCGATCCTTGGTGCAGCGGCAACGGTCACGGCAGCTTATTTCACTGGTGGCATGTCATTGGTGGCTCAAGGTGCGGCAGAAGGCGGCCCACCTGGTCAGGGCGCCGGTCTATACGGCCCTACGGAATAAAATTATGGGTAAATTACTCGACGAATATCTGGCCCAGAATGTTCCTGCGTTGCAAGACATTGTTCGAGGCCAGCCACAGCCGGAAGGCGCGACAACCTTTCCGCTTCCTGAGCAGTCACCGTTGCAAGCGCAGCCTATCGGCGCAGGCGGCTCGCCAACAGGGCCGATGGCATCGATGCCTCCAGAGGGGGCTGTAGGACCAGGGCCTGGAGCGCCAGCTCCGAGCTTCGATGCTCCAGGTCAAGCGCCACAGCCAGCGATGCCTCCTGTACAAGCCCAGGCACAGCCAGATCGGACCGCGGAGTTCGATAAGGGCGAGAACAGCTTCGCCGGCATGGCAGAGAAAGCCGATCCGAAATCCGTCAATTCTGCTATCGATTCAATGGAGAAGGCTGGCACAAACATTGACGAGGAGTACGCCAAGATAACGGGCACCGAGCCGGAGAAATCCGAAAACGATCCGACGATGAAAAAGAAATCCAAGGACCTGAAAGGCAAGCTGACCAGGCAAGAGAAGGCACTGATTTTAATGGAGTTTGGGCTGAGCCTAATGGCCTCATCCGGCTCTGGAGAGGGCACCATTGCTGGCGACATTGGACAAGCCGGCATGCAGGCGTTCGGTGGCCATCAACGGCGTGAGACAGCCAAAGCCAAGGCAGCAACTGAAGCCGAAGAACGTGAACAAAAACGGCGCCTTACGGAAGCCCAGATCAAGAAAGCCGAGGAAGCGGATACGGTTGTCAAGGCGGACAGAGATGGCAACTTTATCGTCGTCGATCAGCAAAGTGGTGAGTCGAAGCCGGTCCTGATGGATGGTGAACCAGTGCAGGCCGCGAATGCCGATAAGTTTGCCAGTGAAGTTGATCGCATGGCTTACGAGGGCCTGGAGTGCGAGGGGCTCAAGGGTTCTGCGCTGAAGTCATGCAAGCGACGTGCGCTCGCATACGCAAAAGGCGGCGGCGCAAACGTCGCGTTCCCAGAACTAGAGCGAGCCGATCAGACTGATCGGGTGATGAAGAACCTGGAGGACCCAGATAAGGCCAGCTCAAGGTATCGTATTCCCAGCACCGGACAGTTGAAACGCTGGAAGCTGATGACTCCTGATGAGCAGCTCGAAGTAGCTCAAGGATTCGTCGAGCGGCGCATGGAGATCATCAATAGCGGCAGCATCGAGACCGGCAGCAAGAAGGCTGGTGGTTTCGAGGATCCTGATGGACTGCTTAGTGGTATGGATTCCCAGGCTCGCGCCGGCATGGTCCCAGGAAAGATCTACACGTTATCGAATAAGACCAAGGTTCGTATCCGAAACGGCAAGGTTGAGCAAGCGAATTAGCCATGGCAGGGCTTTCAATCGTAACCGAAGAAGACGACGAGGAGGAGGTAGAGGCTCCAGCTCCGCTGTCTCTCGTCGAAGAAGCTCCAGATCCTGAGTCTCCGGTCAGTCGCATTGATATTGGCGACTCAAGCGAGCCAGGGTTCTTCGGTCGTGCGTTCGATTCATTTCAGGAGTGGCGTGATGACATCAAAACGGAAGCCAGGCGGAACGCGCCAACACGCGAAGAAGCCAGGCAGATCACAAAAAACAACATCAAACTTAATCGCGAGACTTTCCCCGGTCGCGGCAGCGGTACAACTAGCTTTGGCGGATCAAAGCCGGCGCCGCACTCGGCGCTAATAAGGGCCGGGCTGGAGGAGCCACCGGACACTGAGGCCGAAAATGCACTGACCGATTATCTGCGCCCAGGTGACGCTGGCAAGGCCAGGCCATCAGCCGAAGGTAGGCTGAAGAAAGAGCGTGAGCAGTGGATTAAATATCCCAAAGATCCGCACGGTTTTGTTATTGATCCGACCAGGCAGCTTCTTCAGAACGAGGACGGCTCCCAGTCCACCGAGATCAGCATCACGGTTGAGAATGAAGGCCGGTTTTTCAATATCCCAACGATCATCAATGGCAAGCAGGTTCCCAACCCGGTAGCCATAAGGGATGCGAGGAGCCAGGCCAAGAAAGGCTGGATTCATCCGAACTTCGCAACACAAGAAGAAGCCATCGAGGCAGCTCAGGCCCGTTCCGATCACATTATGGAAGCCAGAAGGCTTTGGAAAGAGCGTGAGCCCGACGAACCAGAGGAGGCAAAGGAAGAAAAGCCTGAAGATCCCTGGGGCATGGTGCTGTGGGATACGCTGACAAACGTGCCGGCGATGTTCAAACGCCAGTACGGTGGCGCGAAGATGTTCCTGAATGCGCCACGAGATCTCGCGTACATATTGGAGCATGCGTCCGATCAAGGCGTTGCCCCGGAGGATAGCTTCGCTCTTGAGGTGGAGGCTTACGTCCAGGGCAAGGAGCCGGCTGAGCTGTATGGCGAGATGCTGAAAGAGGCCGGAGCGGATGCCGAGCTTCAGGAGGGGCTGCGGATAAGCAAGGAAGCAAGGGATTATCTTCAAACCTATACGCCAAACGTCCAGGAAGATTCAGTTAAGTACTACGCCTCAGCGATCATCGAGGGTTCGATCAACATGGCTCCGATGCTGATTGTTGCAGCGGCGACCAGGAGCGCAAATGCCGGCGCCGCGATCATGGGCGGCCAGGTATTTGCTGATCAGTACGCAGAGTCGATTGCTGAGGGACGATCTCACAGCCAAGCAGTCAACGATGGCATGGTGTTTGGCGCGGCTGAGGTCCTCACAGAACGCATACCGATCGGCATTTTAACCAAGGGAGGTGGCACCCTACTGAAGCGGTTTTTGAAGGCCGGTGGTGCTGAGGCGCTTCAGGAGCCCCTTACGCAGCTCATCCAGGACGCCTATACAAAGGGATTCATCACTGAGGAGATGACCTTCGGTGAGGCACTGATCTGGATTACGACGACCGAGGAAGGTCTCGCGATGTTGAGGCGATCGGCCATCATCGGCTTCGGTGTTGGTGGATCCCTGGCGACCGTAGTGCATCCGTTCTACAAGGATGTGACCCAAGAGGAGATCGACAAAGACGATCCGACCACAGACGATAGCGGCAAGAAAATCAGGAAGCCGAAGCCGAAGCCACCATCTGAACAGGCCGGGGAGATCTCTGACGCGGAAGCTGAGGAGCTGGGCCTGGTCAAGGTTGATCTCGATGTTGATCTATTGGAGCGTGTCGCAGCCGGCGACCCGTTGACCATCGACGAACAATACACTCTGACAAACGCCGGATACGGAAGGTTCGTTGGTGCAGACGAGCGAATCATGTTGTTGCCGAAGGGACGCAAGGCGCTCAGCTCGCTTCGCGACACTGCCGCTGGTGAAGAAATCATCATGGAGGGTGAGGAGGTCACGATCAGAAAGACCGGAGAGGCAATTGATATTGTCGAGCCGAAGCGCATGGTTCGAGCAGAGGAGCGCGAGGAGGGAGACGTAACCGATAAGGGTGGCGAGAAAATCGTTGTCTGGCGCGGTGAGCATGGATTACGCGAAGGCCAGGATACGGAGTTTCAGACTCGTATTGGCTCATTGTCGTTTGGCAGTCTAGCGACTGCTACGGTTTACGCGAAGGAGCCAAACGATAGAACCAGGGACAGGATCGCTCGTGATCCGCGTGTCCGTGGCTACACGCTGAACATCAAGAAACCGATCGTCAACTCGAAGAACGATCCATTCATAGATATAAGTGAAGTCCGCAGGAAGTTGGGACAGGCTGCTGTCAGGCACATTCTGAATGACATCGAACTTTCCAATCGGATCATGAATACCAACAACTGGGAGGAGAATTTCGCTCAAGAGTTTGAGAGCCCCGCCGAAGTGCTGCGAAAAGCACCTGAGCGTGTCGATCAGTTGTACATGGAGGTGTCTACGCTCCTCGATGACGCGACCATGGTCCAGAAGATGAGGGACAAAGGTTTCGATGGTGCCATTCATCAGGGCATGGGTTTGAATTTCGACGAGATCGAGTACCGGGTTTTCAATGCTGATCAGGCCACTCGGTTACCAGAGATCGAGATCGTCATGGAGGAGGACGAAATCTCAGAAACGGAAACCTTCCGCTCCGATGCGGATGAGTCTCGAAGCTCGATTGCTGCTCGTCTTGATGCTGCTCAGCGCCGGGTAGAGTCTGAGCCAACCGAGGAGCAGAAAAAGGCCGGCAACTACAAGAAAGGTCACATGACGATCGACGGTCTGCCGATAACGATCGAGAACGCAAAAGGTGGCACACGCTCAGGAACTGACAGCCAGGGCAACAAGTGGTCGATCAAGATGAAGGATGCCTACGGCTACATCAAGGGTACGGAGAGCAATGAACGAGATGGCTACGGTGGCTTTGATCAGGTCGATGCCTTCATTGGCAGGTATCCGGAGTCCGGGAACGTGGTCGTCATCAATCAGAAAAAGGATGCCAGAAAGAAAATAAGTCCGGAGAACTTCGACGAACATAAGGTGATGATTGGGTATCGCAGCACCGAGGATGCGCTGAAAGGCTATCGCCGCAATTACAGTGATGGCGGCAGGCTACTGGGCGATTACGTCGAGATGACCACGGAAGAATTTAAGGGCTGGCTTGACAGGGCGGACACAAAGCTCATGGCCACGGCAGAACAATTGATTCCGAAGCAGGCCGCTCTGTTCATTGAAAAACCGAGGACGAATGCTGGCAAAGGTTACTCGGTGCCTGACCTTCAAGGTGCGCTGAGGCCAGTATATCGGATGTTTCGTACCGTCCCGCCTGTAAGAGTTATTGAGTCAATCGAAGACTTGCCGCGGCATCTTCAGCTTTCCATGGAGGACGACCACTCGAAGAAAAACACGACTGGAATGTATGACCAAGGTGCGTTTAACGACGACATCTACATCATCGCCAACAACGTCACTTCCAGGGCAGAGGCAATCGAGACGTTGCTGCATGAAGTAGTCGGCCACTTCGGGCTCAGACAGGTATTGCCGCCATGGCGATTCGATGAGTTTATGGACACAGTGTCCAAGTCGTTCGCGAAAGAGGTCAGGGAGGTCACTCAACAATACGATCTGGATTGGAATGACATCAGCGAGCGCAGGATAGCCGCGGAGGAGTTCATCGCTCACACCGCGCAGCGAGTTCTTGCCGGCCAGACAGTCAAGCAGCGAGCGCAGCAGCTCCTGGATCGAATCATCGAGGCCCTGCGCGACGTGGTGCGATGGATGACAGGCCAGGATGCCATGTTCAATACCGGGCAGCTCATGGCAGTCATCGCGCAGTCGAGCGACTTCGTGCAAAAGCCTGGTGGATACCAGCGAGCCAAACGTCGAGGTCGCCTGCGTCATGTTAGCGCCCCGTACTTCTACTCAGCGGTGTGGAAGGCGTTCAACGAGACTGACACCAAGTCCACCAGCGCCGATGGCTGGAAGCAGTTCATCAGGTCCCAGATCAAGAAGGGCAAGATGAAGCAGACCGAGATCGACTGGATGGGCCTGGAAACCTGGCTGGAGGATGCGACCTGGGCCGACCTCTACAGCATGACTGCTAATACTGGTTGGCCAATAGGCGATCGCATGGAGGATGTGGAGTCTCTATTTCCAGGGCCCATTTTCGAGGTCTTCAAAGAGCAACGCGAAGTGGGGGCAGAAATCACGTCCGTTTTGAAACGCGCCAACACCTTACAGTTGGAAGCCTTCGATACTGCGTTCCCTGATACGTCGAAGAAAATTGGCGCTCCTGAGTACAATCATACAGCCAATGCGTTTCGGAGCCAGTGGCAGGCTGATAACGAGGACACACAGTTTCTGCCAGTCACTGAGCAGCGCGACCTAAATAATATGCAGGAACAGCGTTCGGAATTGACCGCGAAGCTCAAAGCGTTCGGTGGAACCAAGCCGAAGAAAATCCCGGTTACTTCAATCCAGTCGTACATCGAGCGCAATGGTGTCGATATTGATGTCAAGAACCCAGGTGGAGACGACGAGTATGGAAAGCCGGATTTCGATGAGCAACACCCTGACTCGGAGGAGGAAGTTGATGAGGATGCTTGGTACGAACACTGGGAGACCATTCGTGATCAACACTGGGAGGATTATTACTCCAGTGCATTGAAGGAAGTTTACCAGGAACATAATTGGGATCCAGACCTCGAAGCAGATCCGGACATCCCAGAAGAAGAAGACATGGACATCGAGGAGCTGAATGTAGCTCTTGGTGTTTGGGATGGTACTTCTGTCGATGACATGGAGGAGCAGGCCAACGAACAGGCCACTGAAAGTCTTGAAGAAGATCACTACGTTGACGAACGATCCGATTGGGAAACGAAAAATCGGGATGCAACTTGGTATTCAGGGCAATACTCGATCCGTGTCGATAATGATGGCGACTTCTCGGTTCAACATGAGGAGGAGGGTGACATTGGTTACGATTCGGATTTTGACAATGCTGTGATTGTTGCTACCGACCATTACGAAAATAAAGCCTTTGCCTGGAAAGACTACATGCTCAAACCTGCTGGCGAGGATTACGAGGTCCTGTTGTTCCGCTGGCAAAATCCTGACCAGGAAATCTTTAGCGAGAGCGGTCACTGGGAGAATGAGGATAATTTCGTAGCTCATGTGCGCTTCGATGTTCGTAAGGATCCGGATGGTAACGATGCGTTCTACATAGATGAGATGCAGTCCGACTGGCATCAGTCGATCCGTGATGCAGTTAAAGAAAAGCTACTCGAAGCATGGGCCGATCACTCTTACTCCCCAGACTATGACAATCGTGATGGCACCTTTGGTGGTGGCGAGGATTACGATGGCACCCCTCTCGCTGAGATGTATGAGGAAGCCAGAAGTCAGGCGCTTGAAAATCCAGAACAAGTGAAAAAGTGGAAGGAAAAGGCCGAGTCCCAGTGGAAGGCGATCACCGCTCACAGGAAAGCTACTACCAAGGAGATGAAATCCTGGCCGGTTACTAAGGATATGTCGGTCCAGATAAAAGCCACGATGGTTGGTTCGACTGGAGTAGCCATCGGCAAGGCCAAGGACCTGCTGTCACGATTTGAAGCGTTTGTCGATTCCAAGGAGGGAGGCGCGATTACAACGGAGGAGGTTCGTCAGGAACAGTTTCGGCCAGCTATTTTCGAGAAACATGGATTCGTTGCCGGGCTGAACCATATTCAGAACATTATCTTTTCTGCTTATCGCGAGTTGATGCCGAAGCATTCTGAGAAGTTGTTGGCTGGGACGATCACGAGGGAGGAGTTCAATGGAATGGTTCTGGATAGAGCCGAGGAGCTTGGCGTCAGCGAGCGTCGTTTGAGCCTTGCGACTAAAGAGGGAAGTAATTGGGCAGGCGTACTGGATGACATCTGGTCTGGAAAAATAAGCAGTGATTATTCTCAGGCACGTCTGGTGTTGAAAAATTTGTCGAAGGTCGAAAAGGATGCGATTGAGCTTCCGCTCTGGGACGGTACTGTTGAGGGAAAGATGGAGGGAGAAGTTGTTGATCAGGCCAGGAAGGACTTACACGCTGAGGCCATGACCCGCAAACTGAACGATATGCCGTCCAGTGTGATTGAGTGGCAGCATGTCCAGGATAAAACTCACATCAAAGATGCCTGGGATGAAGTGGTCGATAATCTTAGCAGGGATTCTGACGTTTGGTCATCCGCTAGGGCTGTGGATCTCTACTCAGCATTCACATCGCTCGCCAGACACATGAGCTTAGTGTCGATGAACAGCATGAAGCTGGATCTGGAGACCGAAGATGCCGAGACCAATTTGGGCTATGAGCCATTTGACTACAACTTAAATGAGAGACACGTTGCCAGCATGGAGATGGGCCTCCTGTCTTTCCACGAGTCAAAGAACAAGTATCAGCAATATGCTGATGGTCACAGCTTCGCGCCGTTCGAGAAGGACTGGCAGTTATTAGTGATCAAACACATGATCGCTGAAGCGTCCAGGCGCGGCATGAGCAGGATCTACTTCTCCAAAGGTGAGGTGCACGGCATCCGATGGAGTGGTGCAGAGGCTGTCGATAGCGTCAATTTCAAGAAGCATCATCTTCCTGCACCGGAGGCTGATCCTAC